GACACAGACAGACGCACGATTTCACCACGAGACAATCCTACGTAATCACCGTAGAAAATGTTCGTGCTGTAACCGTTAGTGATCGGGTAATCACGAGTAGAACCCGCAAAGACCTGACCTCCGATCAAATTGATCGGTTTTAGCCCGTAAGGGGCGTCAACAACCGGATAAGCCATAAAGGACTCCTAAATTTTAAGTACCAGAACCGAAAGTGACCTTGGTTCTCTTCTCGGAGAAAAGAGGCATCCTAGGATCATTTTCACGAAGGAAATTATTGTCCACTGAATCCACCTGAGACTTGTTTAGGTTCTCGTAGTACTTGGATCGTTGAGCCATGAACTCGGTTGGAATACGGCAGAGCAATAAACCGCCCACTTCAATGTTGCCTTTAAAGCGACCTTCAGTGGAAGCGTGCATCATGAGCTCGGGATAGTCTTCACCTTTGCAGGGTTCGTATCCTTCGCGTAACTTAGAAGAAATGTTACTTGGATCAGCAGTCCCCATAGTGCTAATACGCACATATCTGTGCGTCCAGCCCGGACGGTTATCCGGCATGGGCAAAGTCTCGGGTGGACGCCATGCTTCAGGGCGTTGCATCACTTGGCGAGTGTCTAGCTCACGAGCTAAACGATTTTGTGTCTTTCCAGACGATAAAGCTTGATCCATAATTAACCTCTTTTAAGTTGAGCAACCTGTTTAGCGTATTCTTCCAAAGGAACCCCAAGACGGCGAGCAATCGCTGCTTCGGATGCCTTCAGCCTAATACGATTAGGCGGAGTGCTACGGGAGGCGGGTGCCACCACATTAGCGGGTTTTGTTGCACGGCGCGGAGGTTCGTCCTCGTAAGCCGGTTCTGATACCTTTTTCGAAGGGGCATCATCTTCATAGCTCTGAGCACCGTCATAGTACTCAGGAAATCGTCGGCGCATTGTAGCGTCTACTCGTTTGTAGTACTCGTCAGAACCCACAAAGTTAGCACCGTGTTCCTTAGCCAGCTTTTGATGCAACCCAAGGGCGGATGCTGTCATTTCAGGATCGGTACCAAACCAAGTGTTTTTTTGCATCCAACTTTGATCTCGTTGTGATACAGCAGGTTGATTTGTACTACGTTGTGGTATTTGTACATCATTTTCTTCAGTTTGTAAAGGCCTCATGTTTTGAACCTTGTCAAGATTCAACGTAGCCCGTGAAACTTCTGCTTGTGCTTCTACCACCGCATCAGAATCTCCGGACTCATAAGCTTCCTTGTATTTCTTTTTAGCGTTCTCAAATTCCATCTCAGCAGAACTCTTTGACTGCTCAATGTACGCTCTTGACCCAAGCGAAACTTGTTCCTGCAACTTGCGGTTCTGTTCCCACAATTGCTTGGTCAGCTTTTCAGCCGCTTCACGCTCTCGCAGTGCTTCTTCTTTAGCGCGTCGCTCATCGTGGTAGCCACGTGTAAATTTCTTTAGGCGCAACTGAACTTTCTCGTCATAAGATGCGAGTTCATCTTCAGTGGGGTCTTCGGGCGGCGTGTCATCGGGCTTACGGCCACGATCTTTGCGAGGTGTATCGTCTTCGATTTCTACATCAAATCCACCATCATCTTCTGTATCTACGGGTTTACCCTTAGCTTCTTCATCTACTTCATGAGGAAACTTAAAGTCGTCTTTAAACTCAGTTTGTGCCATGTGTTAGCTCCTTATGCTGCACGTGTAATACCACGGGGATCTTCCACAACTGCTTCAACCGAATCATCATTGAGGATGCGGAATTCACGGCCATGAATCTTCAGGCGGGTGCCTGAATTTGGTCGGCAGATGATAAAATCACCTTCCTTGCAACTCGGCCCGCTAGGGAAACGAGTGTTATCTTTATAGCAGTCAGGCCCAAGCTTGACGACAAATAGAACGGGAGTAAGTACTTCCTCAAAGTGCATAGATTGGCTGGATTTAATAATTCCAACTTCACTATCTGCGTACTCCTGCATAGCTTCTGGCACCACACACAAAATGTGAAATGTACGTGGGTCAGGCAACTGCTTAGCTTTGTCTTCAGATGGCTTATTAAGAATGCCAGACAAGTCAACAGCAGCGAGGTCAAATTCAGTCATCAGATTTCTCCATCTTTTGCACGAGGTCATTAATTACGTTCTCTGCTAGGTTAAGGCCTCGGATCACCCCACAGATACTTCGATACTCTTCAATATCAGCGGCTCTACCGCTTGCAACATGAAAAGCTTGCTCTTCCTTTAGCTTCTCAATCTCTTTGGCGACGTGCGCCAATAGTTTGTAGTCGTTCAATCTTTCTCCTTCTTAGGTTTTTGATTTGCTCTTTGGCCCGCCATTTGGATAGCCATTTGAGCTCTGTGCTTGGCGATATCAGCGCCAATTCGAGTACCTTCAAGAAGTTGGTTCTTCTGAAGCTTGTCTTTAGCAGCGGCAGCGCTTGCACCAACCTGCATAGCCGCTATTTCTTTTTGCGCTGCAATACGTGACTCTTCAATACGAAGCTGGTCAGCTTTAGCAGCCGCATCAATTTGTTGCTTCTGTTGTTTAAGCTGAAGTTCTTGCATCTTGATTTGCAACTCTTGCTGTTGCATCTGAATAAGCGGGTCTTGAGCTTGTTGCTGTGCTTGCTGCTGAGCCGCCATTGCTTGCGCCTGCTGTGTCATACGAGTTGACGCTTGTGCAGCAAGTTGTGCAACCTGTGCAGCCACCTCTGGAGCCATGTTCTTTTCTTGCTCCTCTGTAGGCAACAGGAGGCCCACAGTTTGCTCAACCTCTTTACGGTATGCAAACGCCAAGTGCTCGTTGATGTGCGCCATCATTGCGGCTACAAGTGCCTGACCTTGTGGGGTCTGCCCAATTAAACCCATGATCTTGGGGTTCTGAAGCATGCTTGTGTGCACTGCAATATGAGCTTGGTGATCTTGCTCAATGAACGCTTTAGCAGGCTTACCAGTAAGAACGTTCTGGTTCTCTTGCACTGGGTCTGTAGCTTTAGCATCGTCCTCAATTGGGATTAATTTAGCTGCGTTCTTGATGCCCAACACCTCAATCATCTGACGGTGTAGTAAGGGGAGGTTATAAAGTTGCGGAGCAGTTTGCGCGAGTTGTAACGCAGCTTGGTATTGCACAATCTTCTGCGCCATCGTTGCAGCGTTTGGATCGCTCACAGGGATCACAGCGACCATGTCGTAGTCAGATTTCTTCGCTCTACGTGAACCATCGACTGGCTCGTAGTCATACTCTTCTGGTGTGTAGTCGGCAATGATTGCTTTTAACAAACGGAACTCTTGACGCATCGAGTAGTGCATACGCGCTTGCACAGCACCCATCACCTTCAACGTTCTTTCTAGTATGGCTAACGTAGTCCCAACAGGTGCTTGCGCACTCATGTCGCTGACGTTCATGTCTCCTGCGGATGCGAACTGTCTACCCTCTTGCACAATGTTCTGGAACAAGGCAAAGAGAACCTGACTGGGTTCCTTGTACGGCAACGGCAAGATGTTATCCCTAATGGATCCACTGGGTACGTCAACATCACGAAACTCTCCCGGTGCGATAGGGGTATCGTCGCCTTTGACACGGAGTCCCCTTGACTTGAGTCCGCCCGGTAAATTACTGAGCGTACCTGCATCAACGAGTTGCCTGATGAGCATGGTCGCGCTCTTCGCATATCCGCCGATAAGGTGAATAAGACCATATCCATAGAAGCCAAACCCCGGTATGTATTGATAGTGGACAAAGTGCTGGCGTTTGATATGCAACTCATCATCTTCATACCAATTACGACGAATGGCAAGAATCTTAGTTGTTGCTTTCTCAACTGTGACTACGTACGGCAGTGCAATGCCTGTGGGCTCACCGTCTTTATCTTTGTGCTCATAGCCTTTTAAGTCTAAGTCAACGTGCATCTCAAGAATGCGAAAGCGATCATCTTGTACCGCTGACATGCCTGTTTCTTCCGCTTTCTGTTTCTCAATATCATCAAGCTCAGCGGACGGCTCGCCTAACTCTACGTCGCTATAGAACCCAGCGTCTTGCAGTTTAAGAATCTCATTCTCAGTCTTACGCATCACGTGCGTAACCCGCTCGGCACGCTCTAAGTTAGACGCGCCGTATGGCACGACAATATCTTCTGCAGGGATAAACATCGCAACTTGTCGTCCAATGCTTGGATCGTAATAGACCTTCTTAAATGCAGAGCCAGACAGAGGTAAATTCCACAACAACTTCTCATGCTCAGGGCGATACTCAACCATCACTTCCGTGAGTTGATAGTTCATATCCTCACGCACGCGAGCAGATGCTTCTTCTTTTACAGGGGTGTCCTTACCAAGAATCTGCGTCTTCACTGGGCCAGCGGCAGGGAACGTCTCCATAATCCCCTCAGACTGAAAGCGTACGACGCTCTCGGTAAGCATCGGATGGAACACACCACAAGCGCCATTCCAAGGCTCTGTTCTTTCTTCGTACTTCAAACCCAATAGCTTCAAACCTTCTACGTAGGTTCTGATCCAATCTTTGCGGTCGTTAATGTCTTTATCAAAGTCTGCGACTAACTCACCACCAAGAGAGTCAAGCGCACTGTCGCTCATGAAGTCAGCAAGATTGGCATCAAAGTCTTCTGCATCTTCTTTGTCTGGGCTAAGTTCAATCTCAATATCACCCATGCCGATCGTTACTGATTCTGGGTCTTCAATCTCAATCTCAAGAGGGGGAGCCATACCCATCTCTTCACTAATACCAAGAGGGGCTGCGTACAAACCTTTGTCCATAGAACTCGTTGCCATTTTTAATCCTTAAACTGTGTAAAACCGCTCACGGCGGTGGCTCTTAAACCATTGAATCTCTTCAGGCTCATCGCTTGGTAAGCGTAGGAACCCACCCTGACGAAAGCGCATCAACGCTAGTGTCGTCGCATCAACCAAGTCATCATGCTCGCCTGACGGAAACGCCCCAATCTCGTCGACTAATTCTTCAGCCCAACGAGTCTGCGGCACCCATACTTTTCCACTGGCGATGATATCGCTAACAGAGTTCAAGCGGGCAATTTTGTCTTGCCCTTTACCCGGCGTGTATTCCTGAACTGGAATACCCATCGCTCTTAAGTCGTAGATTAGTGGCGCACCAGACGCCTTCTTTTCCACAATTAATGAGTCAGGTTCATACTCGTTGTACTCTCTAAGCACATCTCTCTTTAACTCGGGGAACTCAACACGTTTCTTATATGTGTTGAGGAGGATAATATTCGGCGCAAAGTTATCTTCCTCACAGTTGAAGATGCCCCAAGTTGTCCCTGCGGAATAGTCAGCACGCTGGGTTTTCTCAAAGGCGGTATCCCATGACTGCAAGATATAGTCACACTGAGGAGGATTGTCTTTATCCCACCACTTCCACCAGTCTCGTTTGATAATTGCACTTTCATTACCAATAGGATTTTGCTGGTATTGTGCCTGCCACTTGGAATTTGGCAATTCTTCACGTAAAGCCGCAAGCTCTTCAAGGCTCCAGAATTGCGGCCATAGGGGATTACCCGAAGGGAGAATTGCAGGGAACTCAATGACTTCCCACTCTTCTCCAGACCTTTGAGCCGCACTTTTAACCACTTGTCCGGTCAAATCCCGTGCTGCCCAACGTGTCATCACAATCACAATCGATCCGCCCGGTTGCAGACGCTGGCGCGGGCCAGATGTATACCACTCATAGACCTTATCGTAGATTTCTGGGTTTGAAGCCGCCATTGCAGCCTCTTGTTCTGAGTGCGGGTCGTCAATAATTAGGATATCAGCACCTTTTCCGGTCACGGCACCGCCCACACCAATGGCGAAATAGTCGCCACCCTTGTTTGTGTTCCACCTACCAGCCGCTTTTGAGTCTTGTTGCAGCCCCACACCCGGAAATATCTCTGTATAAACGTCCTGATCGACCAAATTTCGCACTTTTCGACCAAAACCCACGGCTAATTCAGCCGTGTGGGACGTTTGAATCACTTTTTTCTCTGGAAAGTTGCCTAAAAACCATGCTGGCAGCAAATATGAAGCAAATTCTGATTTGGTATGGCGTGGTGGCATGTTAATTATGAGCCTTTTGCACTCTCCACGGGCTACACGCTCAAACGCCTTGGCCATTCTCTTGTGGTGTGAACCCTCAATGAAGCTAGGCCACACCTTTTTTACAAAAGACATGAACGATCGGCGAGCTTCTTCCCTATCAGCAAGAATCTCCTGCTCATCTAACGATACGATGAGGTCGCGGAGTTGTGCTTCAGGAAGATTTGGCAGAATTTTCAGCAGGTTCTGTAGTTTCTGGTGATCCATCTTTTACTTTAGTGGCCTCGAGTTGAGCTAACTCGTCATCGTCGTCGACGCCGAGGTCTTTCTTTGTATTCTTGGGGGTTACATCTGTAACGCCTATAGATAGTAGGCGGTTAATCTTCTGTTCAATGACCTGCTGGAGATCACTGGATGAGCGATGTGTAATAGTGATTTCAGACTTCTCGGAGAACGCACCAATATCTGACATTTTTCCAATGAGTTCTAAAGCACGAAGTTCTGACTTGGTGTCACCACAGGTGCTTAGCTCTAGCAACCTGTTCATAATATATGTACGCGCTTGCGTCGCATCAACCACTACGCGGTGGTCATACTCTGTTAGCAAAGCTGCAAGTTTAAGGGCTACGTTACCTTGATAGAGAGACGGTGGATTTGAGATCTCCTTATCCTGACCATTCTTCTTTTGCTTTTTATCAAACTGCGCAAATAGCTTGCGTGCTTCCTCGTCGTCCTCTTCCGTCATCTCAAACGGCATGCCGAGCTCAGCCATTATTGTTGACGTCATAGCAGCAATGCGCACATTTTCTTGGAGGGACTGGCCTACCTGCTCGGAGAGCGAAGTTGGAACTGGGTGTTCATTTGTAGGCTGTATTTCTGTCATAAGCACCAAAGTAAATTGGGAAGTGTCAGGTACTAGCCGCCCGTCCACAAGCTTAAAAGTTTGCGCGGCATTCCCCGACCGGCTAAATGTAACAGATTCCAAAATTTTTGCAAAAATATTTTTTGCTTGTCTTGATACTTTGATACCGGGGGGTGTTTTTAAAACACGTATGGTAGATGTACCTTAAAGAAAAACAAAGGGGGTAGGGGGGTAAAAATGAAACAGTGACGTCTAGAGTGCGACACACAGTGTTGGTGCCTTGGGAGTCCCTTGCTGAGAATTTGGGGGGTGGGGGTCACCGATTCGGGGATATTTTAAAAAGTGACTGGGTCACTGGGGGCTCACAAAACAAAAAAGCCCCCAGTCATTACAACTGGGGGCTCGATATAGATATATAGCTATATCAGTCTTCGATCGTGTATTCTATATCAGTGTTCTCGTCCAGTAACTCCAAGATAGCTTGAAGCTTCTCTATATCAGTGCACTTGGAAACAAGCTCTTTCACTTCGGCTCGGGCGGCTTTGAGCTCTTCTCCGAGAGCTTTGTTCTCTTCGCTTGTCTTTGCGCGAATGACCTTCTCGAGCTCTTTCTGGGTCTTCTTGAGCTCTTTGTCCTCGGGCTTGTCTGCGAGCTTCTTGTAGTTCTTAGCCAACTGGTCGCGGAGCTCCCATGCGCTTTGATCTTCATACTTCTCAAGCAAAGCCTCTTGAGCTTTCTCTCTCTGCTCTGACTTCTTCACGGCGGCGGCTCCGGTGCTCTTGGGCTTTGTCATGCCGTAGAGCTCGTCCAGCAACTTCGCAAATTCCTTCCAAGCTTTGTCGCTCGCGTTCGCGGTGAGGTCTGGGTTTTGATGAGCGTGCCCGTCAACCCACTGGACGCGATAAGCCTCCCACTCTTCGTAGCTGGGCTCTGCTCCGAGAGTTTGAGCCGCTGAAGTAACGACCTCTACGCGCTCGAGCTTGTTACGAGCAAATCTAGACCCCTGCTCGTATGCTTGGGTTTCGCGGTCGAATGATAGAGCTTTGATCGCTCCGGCTACTGTAGACAATTCAGTCATGGTATCTCCCTTGTTGACTGGTTAACCCCTTGTTGGCCTATCCAACAAAGGAATTACATCTTACCACACTTTGTAGCTTTTTACTACCCTTTACAACTTATTTTTGCTAGGGGAAACCCTTGTTGTTTTTAGGGGACAATTTGACCTCCAGTCAGTTTGTCCAGTCATTCAAAAGACACCAGAGGCAGGGAACGGTCATTTCAACGCGGTAGCCAAAAAAACCCCGATGGTTAGTCGGGGTTGGAAACTAACTGGGTTAGTCGGTTACTGTCTCGGCCTGTACGTCGTAATCAGGGTTCATCATCTCATGCGCCAATGCCAGCCGGTCTAGATCGTTGCATGTGCGTATCCACGCAATGAGTTCATCACGTACGGCCTTCAGTTCCTCGCGTTGCCCCTCGGCCTCTTGCTTGACGCGTAGTGAGACGGCTTTTTCAAGTTCCTTCAGGATGGCTGATTTCTTGGTTGGGTTTTTTGCCTGTGCCTGATATTCATTACTCAGCAAGTCTTTTAAGACTCTGGTGCTAGTGTCGGCGTATCTTGCTTCTAGTGCATCCTGTTTGGCCTTACGTTCCTCGGCCTTTTTTAATGCGGCCTCGGTCTGGGCTTTGGGGGCTTCTAATCCATACGCATCTACCAAACGGCCTCTGAATCGTTTAAATGCTTGGTCGGCTGAGTTGCCCTTGGCCTGTGGCTTGGTACGCACATAGGCGTTGATGAATTCAATCCTGCATGAATTCCATTCCTCATATGTCGGCTCAGTTCCTACCGACTTAGCAAACAGTTCTAATGCTTGACCAGCGTCTATTTCAGATTGAGCAAACAGTTCACCGGATTGCTTGGCAAGATCGGCTTGGGTTGCGTTGATGGCTTGGGCTACTTTAGTAAGTTCCATGATTTTCCTTAGGTTAGTGGATACTGACATACTGACCCATCGTCAATATGTCCCTGCCTTGATAGCACAAACCAATCAATATCCTATCCCGTACAAACCCTAACCGCTAGGGTTTGGACATTTGGCAGGGAGAACGGTCACTTCAACGCGGTAGCCTAATGTTCTAGATTTGTCTTTTTTCGAACATTACAGAACATTGTAAGTCCTTGATTTATAAGCAATGTTCTTAATGTTCCAAATGTTCTAGGGTTTTTGGAAAAAATGGATTTTTCAATTATTGCAGTTCGGCAAGGCTCTCCGGCAAGTGCAAAGTTCGGGGGGGCGGTACTTTTATTTATTAAGAACATTATATAACAATAGAACAATACATACACTACAAATCTAAAACATTATTAAAAACAACAACTTACGCCAATTCCACAATGTTCGAATTTTTCCTCCTAATGTTCGAATTTTTTCATTTTCAGAACATTACCCCTAAAACCCTAAATACAGGGTAAATCCGAGACACTCTACTATGCCACGATACACTTACTTGACAAAGTATAGTATTTGTGTTATACTTGGGCTCTGCCCAACGGCAGGGGGTTGCCCATGCGCCACACGCGCCAAGCCACTTCAGCGACATTCTGACACTTGGTCATTTTGTCTTTTCTTTTACTTTGGAGGTTCTTATGACTATCTGCACAACTATTCGCGTAGGCCTGCACACAACCGAGCGTGGCGTCGTGCTATCACAGTACCGATGCATCCTTTCCGGCATGGAAGGCGTCCAGACTGATGAAGACGCAATTGACTACGTTCGTAGGCGCATCGCTTGCGATCGTATGTTTGGCCGCAACGCTCTGCTCGACATGATCGACAACAACAACTACTCAATTGAAAGGACAACCGCGTGACCAACAACGCCAACCTAAACGGCTACTGCTCTACTACCGGATGCTCTAACGGCATCGGTAGGAAACGCGCTCAGTATGGGCACCTCGTATGCAAAGCGTGTGGGGAACTCAATGCTAGAGAAGCAAGACTAGGATGGTGCGTGGCTATCCCCTATTCCAAGGGTGCGTACCAACTAATCACCGACTCTGCCGATCTGAGCAATACCAATCCGAAACAAACAAGGGGGATGAAATGACTGAGGTTGATTTTGAACTGCTCGACTTTCTAGTTGAGTGCATGAACACCGACAAGCGCGCGTCTTGCGAGAGCTGGTTTGTGGTAGGGGCGTTGGCTCGTTTGCTTTACAAATACGGGGATACCTTGTACGAGTACCTCGACATTCTCAAAAGAAAGAACTACTCATGATCGAATTTAGCTTGATCGAACTCGGCCTACTGATCTGGGCCATCTTAGCTACGGCTTTCTATTTGGATAGCAAGCGCGAGAACCGCATGGCTAACCATTTCATTCGTCATTTACTTGACGATGACCAAGAGCGTGACCGCATTGTAGGCGAATACAAAGCGGCACAGAGTGAAGCAAAAAGTAATACGAGGTATATGTAATGAATCACGAAACCCAATCGGATATGGATTTGCCTTTCCAAAAATACAAAGCTATCGCTACCCCTGACGGGTACGTGGCTGAGTGCTTGTATGGCGAGAACGAGCGTGGCTACCTTTGCGACAGCACCGGAAACCGCGTGTTTGCTACTCATGCATTGGCTGAGATCGCGATCATCAAACACATGATGGTCGAATACTTTTCGGGAGAAAACAAATGAGCAAGATCAATGGCTTTGAGTACAACCGCCTAGTAAAGCTAGTGCGGTGCATCGAGGTGGACTTACGCAATTTCCTTGCGAACCCTGCCGAGTATCGGTCGCAACACTTTGAGGACACTCACTACGTGACTATGGAGGTGCTAGATATCTTGGGCGCTGAGCCCGTGGAAGAAAAAGAAACTGAATCCGAGATCAGTTGGGAGGAAGCATGGGGCGAGTCTATCGCTAGGCACGAAGACGAAGAACACGCACGTGAGCTGGAGAACTTTGACCCCATCTCAATAGCAGAGCAGAGAGAAGCGACAAAGTGACGACCCGTCAGTTTGTCTTTAATTGTGTTGGTTGTTTTTAATTTATCAGGAGAATCAAAATGGAAGTACGCATGAACACCGAAGTTTCTTTGAAAGAAGCGATGGAACTTATCCTTGCAGTAGGTAATAGCAACTCAATCCACTTAGTGGGCGAGCCCGGAATTGGCAAAACTGCTATGTTTGAAAGCGTAGTAGAGAGAACAGGTTATCGTGGCGTGTACATCGATGTACCTAACACCGAGCTTGGCGATCTTGGTATCCCAATGCCAAATCACGAAACCAAAACAACTAGCTTGTATCTCAACGACCATTGGGGTTTCCACAAGAACGAGCCTTTGGTTGTTTTCTGTGACGAGTTTACCAAGCCCTCATCTATGGCGGTGCAGAATATGCTACACCCACTATTAAACGAGCGCCGGATCGGTGGTTGCAAGTTGCACCCTGATAGCATAGTAATCACTGCCGGTAACAATACGACCGACGGCGTGGGCGATATGTTGAAGGCTCACTCTATCAGCCGTATGACAATTACGCCTATCAAGAAACCACATGCCGGATTCAAAGCCGACGGGTCTGTCGATGATGATTCGTGGGGCTATTGGGCTTTGAATAGTGGGAAGATTCAGCCCGAGGTGGTCGCATGGATTAAGGCGTACCCTCATGCGCTTGCGTCATACAAAGACCCTAGCCAAGCAGATAACCCATACAACTTTAACCCAAAGACTCCTCAGAAGTCCTATGTATGCCCACGCTCATTGCACAAGGCGAGTAACTTAATTGGGATCCGCAGCCAGATTACGCGTAACGCTCTCATTACTGGCTTAACAGGAACGATAGGCGAATCAGCCGCGCGCGACATGGTTGCGTATGTGGAGGTTGCCGACTCACTCCCGACATGGGAAGAAGTTATCAACGACCCCAAGGGTTGCAAATTACCTAGCTCACCTGCTGCTCTTAACATCATGGCATTTGGTGCTATGCAACGGATAGACCGAGCAACGATCGGCAAATGGTTCGAGTACTTGAAGCGCACTCCCAAAGAGTTGCAATCAGTATTCTGCTTGACCACTAGCAAAAACCCTGAGAAGAAACAAATCCTCATGACAAGCGGCTCGTTTGTTACATGGATGCGTGATAACCAATACTTATTCTGATACTAAGAAAGGAAACATCATGGCTTATATGCACTTAGATCGTATGCCCGAGAGCGATTGGGACAATATCGAAGCGGCATCAGATGCTATCGGTCAAATCTTGGAGGGTTGCAACTTCAACGTATCGATGCACTCATTGCTATACGTGCTAGCACATTGTGGAATTCAGCTTGAGAAGGACGGAATGATTCGTAGTCAGTTTGTCCACGCGGTGACCGCAGAACTTCAGCAGAACATGAAGGATATAACCGAGGTAAGAAAAGAAAGGGGAGAGGAATGATGACTAGATGGGAGAAGTTAGAGAGGGCAATCTTATTGCTTGCCTTTATTGTGTTGGTTCTTGATTTATTCTATTGGAGACCTTGATATGAAGCTAACAGCGGAACAGCGCATTGAGCGTGCGCACGTGAAACTCATGCAGAGTAAAAACTTTTGTTACTTTGCAGGGGTGTTTATGATCGGGAAGGTAGATGTAAGCGACACGCTTAAAACTGCTAGTACCAACGGAAGGGATGTATCTTACGGGCGTGAGTTCGTGGATATCCTATCCGACAAGCAACTGGCGTTTCTCGTTATACATGAGGCGATGCACAAGGCCTATCGTCATTTGACTGTATGGCAGAAGATCGCTAAAGAGAACCGGCAATTAGCTAATGCCGCGATGGATTACGTTATCAACTTACAGATACGTGATGCCGACCCACACGAAGAAGAAGTTGCTATGCCTCGCAAGCCCGATGGTGAGTTACTGGGACTATACGATGACAAGTATCGCGGCCTCGACACGCACCAAGTTTACATACTACTCAAGGAAGAAGGCGGTGGCGGTGGTGGGACTGGAGGGGACGATGATGGTGATGGTAATGGTAGCGAGCAAGGGAACGGTCTGGGTGGGGGTGGCTCGGGACAAAGTGACGAAGCGTCAGATGGTCTTGACGAACACGATTGGGATGGTGCCGAGAGTATCGATGGCGAAGCCAAAGAAGAACTTGAGCGTGAGATCGATAGTGCGCTACGTGAAGGCTCTATCCTAGCAGGGAAGATGAAAGGCAATGTCCCTCGTGAGATCAACGATCTGCTACACCCCAAGGTTGATTGGAAGGAAGCCTTGCGTGACTTTATTAAAGTAGCAACGCGAGGTGGCGACCAGTCGACATGGCGTAGACCTAATCGTAGGTTCTTGGCTAACGGCATCATCATGCCATCGACCGAATCGTATCGGGCTGAGACTTTCGTTCTTGGTGTTGATACGTCAGGCTCGATTGGTGGTGCTGAGCTAACCGCATTTCTCTCCGAGGTCAAATCGATATGCGAGGAGGTAACTCCGCAAAAGCTCGAACTGCTGTATTGGGATACTCATGTAGCAGGACGCGAAACCTATGTGGGGGCGGAGATGGAAACTCTTGTCGATAGCACGAAACCAAAAGGTGGTGGAGGAACCACGCCCGGGTGTGTCCCTAAATACATCATCGAGCATAGGATAGAACCACAATGCACGATCATGTTGACGGATGGTTATTTCTTTGGGGGAGGTTGCGGTGATTGGGGTGGCGTTAATTCGCCAGTATTGTGGTGCGTCAAAGGTAACAAAGAGTTTGTACCTACGCATGGTCAGGCTGTTCTAGTGGAGGGCTTATGAAAGCGAATCGATATGGCGTTACTGTATCTGCGCAGGCAGGTGAGCAACTTAAAGAGTTGCAGAAAATCTTTGAGCGTAAGGTGGGCTTCGAGCCTTCTCTTGCTCAAGTGGTGGAGTATCTCATTAGCCGAGAGTACCAAGACTCGGTTGGTGGGGACAAAATGACTAATAGTAAGAATGTCTAATCAAGGAGATAGCAACATGACAACAGTAAATCAAATCGACTCAGTAGGTATCGCAACTTCTAGCATGCTAGTGGAACTCAATATTTCTTGTTGGACTGCACGCAAGCTCGACAAGAAAGTATCTGAGGAAATCGATACTGCCAAGAACACAAATGTCAAAGCAGGTAACTACCACAAACATTTGTTGGCAGGCAACCCTCACTTGGATGCGGTGGTTAAATATGCGGCTAATGTAAGACTGTGGAACACCAAGCAAACTATCCCTTGGTCGGATGCAGGTGGTCGTATCGTGACTATGGAGAACTTGTTCAATGGTGGGTACAAGAGCCAACTTGATAACCACAAGATGGAATTCGAGCGATTGGCCACGAACTTTATTAACATCTATCCTACGCTGATATCAGCATCGGCATTTCAACTTGGGGATCTCTTCGATCGTAATGAGTACCCTGAGGCCGAGGAGATTGTTAAGAAGTTTAAATTCAACTACACGCTATCGCCCTTGGCTACATCGGGTGACTTTCGTATCGACATAGGCGAACAGGCGCGGAATGAAATCATTCAGCACTACGAGGAACAATTCCAAGAGCGACTCAATAGCGCAATGCGTGATGTTTGGGATAGACTGCACACTTGCTTAACGCATATGAGCGAACGCTTAACGAGCGAGGAGGATGGTACAAGAAAGAAGTTTCATGGTACTTTGCTAACCAACGCGCGTGAGCTTGTGGACTTACTGAACCGACTCAATGTCACGCAAGACCCACAACTTGAACAGGCAAGACGAGATTTATCGGCAGCACTTCTGAATACAGATATTGATGCTTTGAAAGACAGCGACTATGTGCGTGAGAACGTCAAGCAGAAGGTCGATGCCATCATTAACAAATTTAACTGGTAATAAGGAAACACCATGACTTTGAGTTTAGATTTTAAGAAGTACGACAAGTGCGAGTTGTTGCCCAAGCTCGAGATGTTTTTGAACGATCTTGCTATCCGCAAACCAAATGTAAAGTTTGTTGTAAGTGGTACGCGAACAGATAATGGCGAGCGTAAGGTGCGAAGCGTTGACGTTTACGATGGTTACGAGAAGGTCGGTGCTATCAGCATAGAGCAGGACTATGGCAGAAGAAACGCGGGGGAAGATATGTATGAAGTATCGTCCCCGAAGATTGTCAAGTCACGTGGCAGTGCCGACACTAGATCAACTAAGCATTACAAGAAAGCGTTGAAGCTAGCTAACGATCTGTTCGATAAGTCCCCTGCCGATGTACTAGCAAAGCAGATACATGGGAGAGTAGAGGAATCTATGTTAAGCATGGTGCGTTCAGCCGAGCAACAGTTTGAGCATAGCTTCTACAACCCACTGGCAGATATTGGTATGTATCTACACAAAGTGAAAAACGAAGGCCCGCAACCTTTCCCGACTGAGCTTGAACCTAAGTTTGGCAAAGAGTGGATGGATAAGGGTGACAACTATCGCATTGCTAAATCGTTAATGACTAAGTTTGACAAGCATAAGGATGGTGTTGCTATTCGCATAGAGATTGATGGCACTATCAATGTAGTAGACATTGCTACCATGAGTATGCTGTACGAAGCGAAGTCAACCTACGACTTACCGGATAACTATCAAGAGAAGATTACTATCGCTAAGATTCTCGAGCATAGACAACCAGTAGAACATATTGGCGTAAGGTTTGACGATGCTTCTCAAGATCACCCCGAGAGAGCTTACTTCTATCTAGTAGGTGGGGAAACATTCACCGACTGCTAAGTTAATTACTTAACTACCGAGACACAATGACTACTAGTCATTGTGTCTTTTTTTATGCCCGACCATTGTGTTGGGCTTTTTTATGTGCTATACTGAGTCAACATTGGAGGAGAATTATGGCGATGACACCCGAGGGTAAAGTAAAAGCTAAAGTTAAAAAGACTTTAGACATGATGGGCGCATATTACTTTATGCCTACCACTGGTGGATATGGGCGTAGTGGAATCCCCGATATCATTGGTTGCTTAAATGGTTTATTCTTCGCGATTGAATGTAAGGCTAAGAGTGGCACTACAACTGCATTGCAAGATAGAGAGCTAGCGAAAATACATCTCGCTGGCGGGCGGCCTTTAGTTATCAACGAGGCCAACGTGGAAGGCCTAGAGACATTGTTGCTAAGCAAACAATGACCGTTCCCAAGAAGAAACCATAGAGTTTCGCGGTAGGCCAAAACTAAAAATTGTTTTAACAAGAGAAAACTAAATGGAACAACTGAAATATTTATCCAAGGCGATGCCTTTACGCCTCTGTACTGACCCTAAGTTCAAGTACAGAAACGCATCCCAAACCGATGTGCGTAGGACATGGCGCAAAGCTAGACTCCTTATGTTGCTGACTAAGGGGGTGGCGTATGAAAGCCGTACTTGAGTTTAACTATCCACATGATGAGCCCAAGCTGAAGCATGCGCTAAAGGGTGAGGAATACTACTTAGCGTTGGTTGAGATTGATAGAGCGTTGACGGCCTCTGACAGAGACGACATGCTATTTAGGATTAACCGAATACTTGAGGGGGTGCTTGAAGAATGACAGATGCGGAAAAGAAAGCACTCGCCGCCGCTAAAAACAAGGAGTACCGAGAAGCTAACAGGGAGTTGCTGAAGGAGAAGCGTCGGGTTTACTTGGAAGCCAACAGGGAAAAGATCAGGGAAAGACAACGAGAATACGCAAAAGTTTACGCAAAGAAAGTAAAGGCCTCTAAGACCGAAGCTGAACTTGAAGCCGATAGAGAACGCAGAAAGGCTTACTACTTAGCAACCAAAGAAATACAAGCACCGAAGCGGAAAGCATATCGTGCTACTCGCAAGGAACACATAGCCGCTAAAGCCAAAGAATGGTTTGAGAACAACAAAGAGCGAGCGTATGAGTACCGAAAGAAGTGGGAAGAAGCTAATAAGGAACACGTGATTGAGCGTAGTCGAAAGTACCACGAAGCTCGCAGAGAAGAAAAGAACGCGAAGCGAAGGGAACGCCACCATGCCAACAAAGAATACGAAAACGCAAGAAAGAAAGCTTGGTATGCGGCTAACAAAGATATAGAGAAAGCATATAGAGAAGCTAACAAAGAAAGAATAGCTAAACAAAGGAGGGAATACCATCAAGCTAATAAAGAAAAAATTAAAGCGCGTCAGGATGCGCACCGCAAGGCTCACCCTGAGAAACACAGGGAGAAATCCAAGAAACGGCATGCTAAAGCACCGGATTCATATATTCGAAGGCTTTATAACTTACCTGATTCGCCCGAGTTAATCGAAGCGGCAAGGTTAAGACTTTTTATTAAACGCAAAATATGGGAGATTGAAGATGAAACACATCAGTGAATTGACAACAGAGTTATCTGAGTTATACGAAGGACTCAAGAACGGCTCAATGGATGTAAAGATTGCCACAGAGATGAACAACACAGCAGGAAAGATCATAAATGCACAGCGTGTACAGCTAGAGTATGCAGAACTTCGCAAAGAGCAACCTGACATTGACTTCATGAAGACCAAAGCTAAACCAAAGGCGAAGGTGGAAGCATGACACCCGAAGAACTGAATAAATTTATTGTCGAAGATAGCATCACTGTCGAAGGCATTACTGACGAATACGTTTGGTATCACGCTAAGCTTTTATCTACAAAGATGAGCCAGTGGGACAACGACTTTCAGAAGCTTGTCAAAGTGATGGAGTCCCGCCATAAAGAACACTTAGAGATGGTGCAAACCGCCCTACATGAGAACCGAATATTAAGGTTGCAGTTGCAATTGAAAGAAAAGGAAAAAAATGTTAAATCAACTAAACGTATGGGAAAAAGCAATGAGTTGGCGAAAGCGACAGATGGTAGAAGCAAATCTTAGCCGTGACTATACCAATATACGCAATCAAGTATTAGAAGAGGTCGCCCGGGAATTCGACAAAATGAAAAACGGTGGCGACACAACTGCAAGCTTTGCAATATACGTTAGGAACATGAAAAGTGAATGGTTTTGTTAAACGACAGTTGGATATTGGAAGCAAGCAACCATTCCATAGATACAAAGAGTGTTCGCAGTGCAATGAGATGAAACCGCCTGAGGGTGGCGTACAGATGAGCCATACCAAATGGCACTGCGTAGTATGTTGGGCAAACAGAGTAACAAGGAGAAATTTAAAAAATGCCAAGGCCGAAACCGCCTGAGCCCCTGATAGGGAGACAGGTACGTATGTCAGATAGACATTGGATTATTTTTAATCAGCTAGGTGGAGCAGAGTGGTTACGACAAATGATTGTCAAGAAAACACCAATGCCCAAGAAGTATTACGACGATTTATTAAAGGAGAAGGAGGGTGCAAAATGAAATGCCCGAAGTGCAATGTGACCAAGTCAACAGTGCGAGAGACTCGGAAGGTAGACGAAGCAGTATACCGATACCGAATCTGCCTCGGGTGCGGAAACAGTTACAAGTCAGTGGAAACAATATTCGAAGGAGTAATCCCAAGAGACAGGTCGACTGGTCAGCATGGTGGCCTTTCGAGAGAGCACAGGGGCAATGGTTGATAGCCCTTAATAAACGCCAACCAAAACAAATAGCATCAACAGAATACGAAGATGCAACTTTTTAAACTCAAGGAAAATCAAATGGCTAAGAAGCAAACACGTGCTAGTAAGATTCGTAAATACCTCAATGACAACCCAACAGCTAAAACCGCTGATGTTGCAAAGATGTTTGAGACACGATATCAAAATGTCTATGCAGTTCGTCGCAAGATGGAGACGCCAATGGTGTCAAAGGATGCGCAATGGAAGACCCTTAAAGTGTTTAGTTCAGACAAACCCATAGCACAACTTGCGTATGAGGCGGGTAAATCACAAGCGCAAGTCGACAAGTACTGGAAAGCCGTAGGCGAAGTTCAGAAAGCGGCACTATCACCCGAGCGTATTGCTGAACTTACTGAACAGGCCGCTAAGCCCAAGGCACGTATGGAAGGCAACCGAGGCGACCCCGTCAATCACCCTGCTCACTATAAGGTAGGTGGCATCGAGACAATTGACTTTATTGAAGCTAAGGACTTGAGCTATCACCTTGGCAACGTGGTTAAGTATGTAACTCGAGCCGACCACAAAGGCAACAAGTTGGAAGACTTGCGTAAAGCTCAGTGGTATTTGACACGTGCTATCGAGACTGCCAAGTAATCTAATTGGAAACCAAATGAACATAATCACCATCGATTTTGAAACGTACTACGATCAGCAATTCAGTCTGACCAAATTAACAACAGAGGAGTACGTTCGTGATGAGCGTTTTGAAGCGATCGGTGTTTGTGTCAAGGTAAACGACGAACCGACTGAATGGTTTAGTGGGGCACGCGAACAAACAAAAGCGTGGCTTGATACGTTCAACATGCCGGAGAGTTTTGTGGTAGCCCATAACATGATGTTTGATGGAGCTATCTTAGCGTGGCACTTCGACATCCATCCAAAGGTGCTTGGTGATACGCTAGCAATGGCACGTGCAGTTGATGGCACGGAGGTTGGCAACAGTCTTGCAAAGCTAGCTCTGCGCTATGGGTTGGGGGCTAAAGGTACAGAGGTGTTAAATGCGTTGGGCAAGAACCGACGTAGCTTTACCCCTGACGAGCTAGCTCGCTATGGAGAGTATTGCAAGAACGACGTAGAGATAACCTACCAACTGTTTAACATTCTTCTCGCAAACTTCAAGAAGAAAGAACTGAAACTGATTGACTTAACTTTACGTATGTTCACAGCACCAGTGCTTGAGTTGAATCTCCCGCTACTTGAGCAACATCTTATTGATGTGGTATCCAAGAAGGAACAGCTCATCGCCGACGCCAGCGCCGATCGCGAAGTACTTATGTCAAACGAGAAGTTTGCCACTAGGCTACGTGAGTATGGTGTTGAGCCTCCTATGAAGATCAGCCTGACGACAGGCAAACTTGCACTTGCTATGGCTAAGAGTGACGCAGGGTTTAAAGATTTAGCTGACCACCCTGACGAGCGAGTGCAAGCACTGGTGGCGGCACGACTAGGTACTAAGAGTACGCTAGAAGAGACAAGGACTCAGAGGTTTATTGATATATCTAAGCGCGGCAAGTTACCCGTCCCACTACGCTACTACGCGGCACACACAGGCAGATGGGGCGGAGACGACAAGCTTAATCTTCAAAATATCCCTCGCAAGTCACCGCTGAAGCTATCAATCATCCCGCCCGAAGGCTATGTGCTAATTGACTCCGACTCCTCACAGATTGAGGCTCGGATATTGGCGTGGCTATCAGGACAGAAAGACTTGGTCAAAGCGTTTGAAGTGGGCGACGACGTTTATAAGTTGATGGCGGCTTCTATATATGGCAAGACGCAAGATCAGATTACCGACGAAGAACGTTTTGTTGGTAAGACCACTATTCTTGGTTGTGGGTACGGCATGGGCGCGGCTAAGTTTCAGCTTCAGCTAAAGAATTTTAATGTCACGATGGACGAAAACTTTTGCAAGCAAGTGCTTCAAGCATACCGAAGTAAGTTTTCCCATATAACTGCATTGTGGGACGCAGGGCATAGATCGCTTGAAGCTTTATCATCAGAAAAGCTGGTCACTACGCCGTTTGGTGTCCAACCACAAGCAGTGAGTATTCTCCCCGGAATTGGCTACGATTTGCCTAGTGGTTTGCCCCTAAAATACATGGATTTACGTGCTACGGAAGTTGACGAAAGAGGCCGTCCGCAGTATATTTATTCGACACGCAAAGGCCCAGTTCGTATCTATGGCGGTAAGGTTGTTGAGAACCTTTGCCAAGCTCTTGCTAGATGTGTAATCGGTGAGCAGATGCTACGGATTGCCAAGCGTTACAAGGTTGTGCTGACTGTCCATGATGCTGTTGCTTGCGTAGTACCGATAGAAGAAAAAGAAGTGGCAGCAGCTTACGTTCAAGAGTGCATGCGTTGGCGTCCCGAGTGGGCACAGACCTTGCCGCTTAACTGCGAAGTTAAGTATGGTGACAGCTACGGCACTACAACAAAATTTAAAGGGTAAGCATGTACACGTGGTCGTATTCAAGTATTTCATTGTTCCAACAATGCCCCCGCAAGTACCACCGCATGCGTGTGGTTAAAGATATTGTCGAGCCGCCACAAGAGCACCTCATGTATGGTACTGCTGTACACAAAGTAGCTGAAGAATACATCAGAGACGACACACCTATCCCTGAGAAGTACGCATACATTAAACCTCAGATCGATCCTATTAAGGAACTCCCCGGCGAGAAGTTATGCGAGCATGAGATGGGGCTGACACGGAACTTAGAGCCCTGCGGGTTCAGAGACAAAGATGTTTGGTTTCGCGGTATCGCAGACGTACTTGTAATCAATGGCGACAAAGCCCGTATCGTAGATTGGAAGACAAGCAAGTCTAGCAAGTACGCCGACAAGAAACAACTTGAGCTTCTGTCTTTGCTGACGTTTAAACATTTCCCCGCAGTTCAATCAATCAAAGCCGGACTAATTTTCTTGGTTGTTCAAGACCTAGTGCCAGCTTCTTTCAAGACTGAAGACCAAAGCGAAGCATGGCAGAAGTGGTTGGCTGAAACTAACCGACTAGATGCCGCTTACGCAAACGATGTATGGAATCCTAAACCCAACTTCACGTGCAAAGGTTGGTGTTCGGTAGAAGACTGTGAGCACAACACTAAACGAAACTTTTTTGGAGATTGATATGAGCCTAACACCAGAACCGTTTTTTTGCGGCGAGAACGTATGTTCATGCTGTGATAAACCTATGTACATAAATGACCAAGGAATCATATTTCATAAGCATAAGGGCGGCCAAGCCTATTTTATGTTTTGTATGGACTGTGCAGTAAGTATGACTATGTCGATAGCGCAAGATATTTTTAAGGTTGCTACTGGCAACGCTGATACAGCGCTTTCTTACTATTATAAATTTAAAAATCCCGGCGCTACTGAAGCTAATTTATACCGCCATGCCGATGCGTTGCAAGGGCTAGCAAACAAAATGAAGCTACATGCTGAAGCGTTAGAAATTTGTAAGGGGACAAAAGATCATGCCATACGTAAATAAACCACGCCCCTATAAAAAGGAATACGAAATGTACGACGGCACACCCGCCGTTAAAAAGAAACGTGCCGCACGAAACAAAGCCCGAGCAATAATGGAGAAAGCAGGGCTTGTGCATAAAGGTGACGGCAAAGAAGTTGACCACAAGAAGCCACTAAGCAAAGGTGGTAAGACAGTACGAAGTAACCTCAGGGTTGTGGACGACAACGACAACAGAGGATTTCCACGCAACTCAGACCACTCATTAAAGCGTAACGTATAGCATGCAAATTATTGACAATAAAGTACTGGTGTTACGTACACGTGACCCGGGTCGAATCACTACTACGATAAAGAAAAGCACTGAGCTAAGCCACGAAGATGGCGTCACTGAAGTTGCTGTGTTTTGGGGGTTGCAAGAAGCACAAACTCTGCGAAGGCTTGGCGTTAAGAACGTACCATCACCCATCGACAGAGACTACAACTGGCCCGGCATCTTTAAACCAATGGCTCACCAAAAGGAAACAGCATCATTCCTTACGCTCAATACCCGAGCATTTTGTTTTAATGAACAAGGTACTGGTAAGACAGCATCAGCAATTTGGGCGGCAGATTATCTTTTGACGCAAGGTGCAGTTAAGCGCGTTCTTGTTGTATGCCCCCTGTCTATTATGCAAGCCGCATGGCAAGCCGACTTGTTTAAGTTTGCAGTTCACCGAACTGTTGACGTTGCCTATGGTGAACGTAATAAACGCAAGGCCATCATTAACGGATTGGCTGACTTCGTAATCATTAACTACGACGGCGTAAAGATTGTCGAGGACGAGATCATCAATGGTGGCTTTGACCTAATCATTATTGACGAAGCCAACGCATACAAGAACTCCCGCACTGAACGATTCAAAGTCATGCGTAAAATTGTGTCCCACGATAAATGGCTATGGATGATGACAGGCACACCTGCCGCACAGTCTCCGCTAGATGCGTATGGTTTGGCTAAGCTCTGCATACCTGCAAGAGCACCGACTCTATATAGTACTTACAGGGACATGGTGATGTACCAGTTGACGCGGTTTAAATGGATTCCAAAACCGAACGCCGTTGCCGCTGTGCATGAGCTACTGCAACCTGCTATTAGGTTTGAGAAAAAGGACTGCTTAGACCTTCCAGACGTCACGCATACATCGCGCTTTGCCCCTCTGTCAGCACAACAACTGAAATACTACAAGCAGCTTAAAAAAGATATGCTGATCGAGGCCGCAGGGGAAGAAGTCTCAGCGGTAAATGCGGCGGCTAATCTTAATAAGCTACTACAGATTGCTTGCGGTGCTGTGTACACTGACACCAAGAACGTGATTGAGTTCGATGTCTCGGATCGACTTAACGCTGTTACTGAGGTTATCAACGAAGCGTCGCACAAGGTGCTGGTATTTGTGCCGTTCACGCACACGTTGGAAATGCTCAAAGAATATTTGACGAAGCAAGGCATCAGTGCCGAGATCATTAACGGCAACGTTAGTGTTACAAAGCGCACAGATATATTCAAAAGGTTTCAAGAAGACGTTGAACCACGTGTGCTATTGATCCAACCACAAGCCGCCGCCCACGGAGTTACCCTAACTGCGGCCAACGTTGTGATATGGTACGCTCCCGTCACGTCGAGTGAAACGTACTTGCAAGCCAATGCGCGTGTACACCGACAAGGTCAAAAGAACCCCGTCACTGTGGTACACATTGAGGGCAGTCCAGTAGAAGCAAGCCTGTACAAGATGCTTCAGCAAAAGTTGGATTTACATTCTCAGATCATCGATCTGTACAACAGTGAAATTAATTCTTGACACAGTCAACAAAGGATGTATAATAAGCACTCCCAATTCATAAACCTAAGGACACATATGGAAGACGTACCGATAGAACAGATCGTCACTACGTACATAAAAATACGCGACAAACGTGACAGACTCTATCAAGAGTTCAAAGAAAATACAGCCAAGCTTGATGAGGACATGCAGATTCTCAAGCACAAGATCGTCGAGCTATCAAAGCTGACGGGCGTTACTAGCTTCTCAACACCGACAGGCATTGCCTATCGCACAGTCAAAAACCGTTACTGGACTAATGACTGGGAAAGTTTCTACACATTCATGCGAGAGCAAGGAAGTATGGAACTGCTTGAGAAGCGTATTCATCAAACTAACATTAAAGAGTTCATAGATGCCAATCCTAATGTGCATCCACCCGGACTCAATATTGATAGTGAATATGAAATCACCATTCGTCGTAAGTAAATTTTTAACTAGGAGATAAATTATGAGCAATGACATTGCTTTGTTTCAACAAGACGTTCCCGCATATCTGAAGAAAGCGGGGCAAGATGACCTCACCAAAGCATTGGCAGGTAACACCGGACTTAAGCGCATTTCCATTCGTGGCAGTGTGTTCCGCATGATGGTTAACGGAGAAGAAATCTCTAAGAATGAGAGCCGTGCAATGAACATCGTTATTATTAACGGTGCCGCTAAAGTATCGCGCTCGTTCTATGCGGGTAAATACGTACCCGGAGAAACAACTTCACCTGACTGTTGGAGTAACGATGGCGATAAGCCTGATGCAAGCCTCGAGTTTCCACAGAACAAGACATGCGAAGGTTGCTCACAGAACATCAAGGGCTCCGGTCAGGGCGACTCACGCGCATGCCGTTATCAGCAACGCTTGGCAGTGTTGTTAGCCGACGATGTGGATGGAGAAATCTTTCAGTTGGTGTTACCCGCAAAGTCTATCTTTGGTCGTGGTGATTTGGATAAGATGCCGTTCCAACAGTACGCCAAATATGTTGGTGCTCAAGGCAAGAGCATCAATACTTTGGTAACAGAGATGCGTATGGACAGCGACAGCGATACCCCCAAGCTGACGTTCAAACCAGTGCGCTATTTGTCAGAGCAAGAGTGGCTCACCGCCAAAGAGAAGGGCGATAGCCCTGCCGCACGTTCAGCAGTAACGCAGACCCCTGCCGCTACTGATGGCGCTAAACCTAAAGCACAGACTGCACCTGTTGCTAAAGCCGTGGTAGCCGAGGTAGCTGAAGAAGTTGCTGAACCTACTAAACGAGTATCCAAGAAAGCCGCTGAGCCAACCGCAAAGAAAGACTTTGTGGATGTGCTGAACACTTGGACAGACGATGAGTAATGATGGACACACGTGGTTACACATTACGAATCGTTCGTGCTAACAAGGTAGCCAATGCTAAAAGCCCCGGTGTAAAGCTGGGTCGCTTTTGCATTGAGAAGGACATACCTGTACGTGAGGTTGCTGAATACTTTGGGGTAAGCCGCATGACCATATACAAATGGTTTGTTGGCGAGTGGATACCCCGAAAGATTCACAACGAGAAAATCACAAAAATCGTCCAAGCCAAAGTAGGCATGTAACTTAAAGCGTCTGTGGGGCATGCCGCGCTCCTCAGACGCTATTTTTATCGCGGTGCAGAGGCGGCTATGACAAGAGCAGATTTGTTGTCAGCGGTGCTCTCCACAGAAGGATGGTATTGTATTGTCGGTCTTAAAAAGACTGGACTTCCAAGACAAACGTTTGTGCAGGGGTTGAGTGAAGCTGACGTAGAAATAGAAGACTTACTAGCCAAGGGATACGATGCGTATTTTGGTTGTGCTAAGTACGAGACAGACAAGACGAGGACGACGGATAACGTAAAGGCTATACGAGCATTTTGGCTCGATATAGATTGCGGGGCTAACAAACCATATGCTACTCAAGGCGATGGTTTAGCCGCGCTTAAGAAGTTTTGCATGGAGGTTGGATTACCAAGGCCGACGATTGTCGACTCTGGCCGTGGCCTTCATGTGTACTGGGGTCTTACTGCTGATGTATCAAGAGCACAGTGGAGGCCAGTGGCTATGCGCCTTAAAGCGTTGTGCCATGAGAAAGGTTTAGAAGCCGACCCTGCTAGAACGGCAGATGCGGCGTCGATACTACGTGTCCCTGATACACTGAACCACAAAGAAGACCCGCCACTAGCGGTTACGTTAAAAAGCGTAGGCACACCTATCGACTTTGAAGAGTTCAAAGCTAAGCTTGGTGCAATCGACGACGTACCCGAACACTTGCCGACATACGCTAACGAGATGACTCGCGCCTTGATGGGCAACAAGCAATTTCGTTTCAGCATCATCGTAGACAAGAATGTAAACGGCACAGGCTGTATGCAGTTGGCGAGAGCTATAGAAGAACAAGATAGTTTAGAAGAGCCACGTTGGAGAGCCGCACTGTCAATCCCTGCGTTCTGCGTAGACAAGGACACGGCTATCCATGACATTTCTCGCAAGCACCCTGACTACACTCCTGATAGCACGATAGAGAAAGTTATAAAGATCAAGGGGCCCTATACGTGTGAGAAGTTTGAGGGCGTTTACCCTAGTGGTTGTGATGGTTGCATCCATAAGGGCAAGATCAATTCACCTATTGTGCTTGGCGCGGAAGTAGCAGAAGCAACCGAAGCCGACAACACTGTTCAGTACGTAACCGAAGCGGCTAAGCCTGTTACCTACAAGATTCCTGAGTACCCCTTTCCATACTTTCGTGGCAAGAACGGCGGCGTATATCGCAAGTCTGAGGACGAGAGCGACGAAGATGCGGTGATGATTTATGAGCATGACCTGTACGTGGTCAAGCGATTGAAAGACCCACAGAGCGGCGAAGTTATTTGGATGCGTTTGCATACGCCGAAAGACGGAGTGAAAGAGTTTGCGCTATCGGCGGTTGACCTACTTACTGCCGATAAGTTACGGGAAAAGTTGGCGTGGTTTGGTGTGATCGCGCTAAAAAAACAAATGGATTCCATCATGGGATACATAGTGCGGTCTGTTAAAGAGATGCAATACAAAGAAGGAGCAGAAATTATGCGTTCACAGTTTGGGTGGACAGACAAAAATAAATCGTTTGTTGTGGGGGATACAGAGATTAGTGCCGAGGGTGACAAGTACAGTCCACCATCTAGTTACACTGCACAGTTGGCTGATTGGTTTACGCCCGTCGGTTCGCTAGATGAGTGGAAGTCAGTGATTAACGTATACGATCGTGAAGGCTTTGAGCCGCATGCGTTTGGTTTCTTTACTGCCTTTGGCGCACCGCTGATGAAGCACCTAAACCTCAAAGGTGCAATCATTAACATGATTAACAATGAGTCAGGCACGGGGAAGACTACTACTATCAAAGCAATGCACAGTGTCTACGGACACCCAGAGGAGTTGATGCTTATTCAGCGAGACACTATGAACGTGCGCTTGCACCGACTAGGTGTTATGAACAACTTGGGTTTGGGTTGTGACGAGCTAACCAAAATGTCGTCGGATGAGTTTAGTGACTTTGCCTATGCCGTGTCGCAAGGCCGAGGCCGTGGTCGGATGAAGTCTAATGAAAATGCAGAGCGCATAAATTTAGCTAAGTGGCAAACCATTTTGTTGTGTTCTTCCAACGCTTCTGCTGTTGACAAACTTAGAGCCCTAAAATCCACACCCGACGGTGAGCTCATGCGACTAATAGAGTATGAAATCCCTGAGACTAAGCTTCTGTCAAAGCAAGAAGCCGACGATATCTATCCGAAGCTGTATACAAACTACGGGCATGCAGGGCGTATTTACTTGCGTGACTTGGTTGAGAACCTAGAAGAACGTATTCAAGAGGTCAAACAGATTCAACTCTTAATCGACAAGAAGATTGGCTTTACAAATCGTGAGCGCTTTTGGTCAGGTGTGGCGGCGTGCAACATAGCTGGTGCTTTGTTTGCTAAGCGTCTTGGCTTGATCGACATTGACGTCGGTCGTATCTTTAAGTGGATGCTCAAGCAGTTCTCGCAGATGCGCTTGGAAATTAAACCACCATCTACAACGCACGCAAGTGTGATCGGTGAGTACTGGAATGAGCACCGCCGCAATTCTTTGGTTATTAATGACAAGGTGGATATGCGAACGGGGGTTGAGATGCTACCTATATTAGAACCCTCGGGTGAGCTAATCATTCGCATGGAGCCAGATACCCAAAAGCTTTTCATTATTGCTAAGAAGCTACGGACTTGGTGTTCTCAGCACCAGATTACTTTGAAGGATGTGCTCAACTCGTTAACTGCTGAAGGCGTGTACGCGGGTATGGTAAAGAAGCGTATGGCGAAAGGCACCAAGCTCGGCAGTGTTCCGGCAGTGGATGCGTTTGTATTTGATTGTTCTAAGGGTGGCTTCCTTGACACTGATGCCTTTGTAGGTACTTCAGATACTGATGTGGCTGTTGCAGAAGAAGATGAGAATTAATGGAGTTAACTATAGTATTAATTGGCGCAGGTTCCGAGTGGGCTGGTCGTTCTTTGTCCCGTGCCTACGGCTGAAAGAAAGTGAATTAGCGATTTTGGTGACCGCAAAACGGTTTGGATTTAGGGTTTTGATGAAACCCGTGATTGAAAATGGCATCAAAGGCTTGCGTGTATGGCGAATTAAGTAGTACACTTCACGCAGGTTGTCAGTTGCTACTCTCCTTGAAAACAACCCTCCTTGCCCCCGCCTAGTGCGGGGGATTTTTTTATTTGGATTTAGGCGGTTGAACGCCGTAGTTCAGCATAGGCAGTGTCTTAGAGAATAACTTCTCATCCAACCTTGCACCGATTGCGTTGGCTTGGGCTTGAGCTTCAGCCCGTGCATCAAACGCACTGTCAATAGCATCCGCATCAATTGGCATATCTGGATACTGCAAGGTAAACTTGCGGGCCTTTTCTTGAGCATCAGCGTAAGCCGGGGTTCCACGCTCCATCCACAAGCGGTTAAGTATTGAGTTGTGCTTATCAAGTACTTTCTGCTGATATGTCTTAGCTTGGATAGCGGCCTTCTGACCTTTGTACAACTTCAGTGGTTGTAGCCCGATTGCTTGCATACTCAAATCCCACAGATCAAATTCATTGGGGTACAAGCCGCCAATAACATCACCGCCGCGAGTAGTCGCACCTTCTTTGCCAATACGATATGCAGTCACAGGCTTTGCAAAGATTGCAGGGACTGCTTTCTCATACGCACGACCAAACTGACCATCTTCAACTAGCTGATACGCATCTACCCAGTTCAAACCGAGGCCAACACCGGGGCCTAAGTTAGAAATGATTTCGTTTGTAACTGCTTGACGCGCGTCGTTATCGTAACGGCCTTCGCGATACCACAAGTTCTTCATATCTAAGCTGACACGATCAGACAACGCACTACCAGTTGTTGCAGATACGGGCCCGTAAGCAACGGCTTCTGCTAGCTTCTTACCGGCAACTTTAGATTTATCTGTCTCCATACCCATCTTTGCAAATATGGCACCAGCCGCACCGCCCACTGTACTGTTCATGTAGTTGGCAAACCAGTTTTCCCAATCAAAGAACTCATCGTCATCGTCGGGAGCAAACATCTTTATCAGAGTACCAAGACCAAGAGAGAAGTACGGTAGCGCCGCAATCCCTCCGTACAGGAATGTCATACCAAGAATACCAGCTAAGCGTCTATAGGACTCGTTGCCCAACTCCTTGCGGTATTGGTCAGCTTCGGTAATGCGTTGCTCAATAATGTTTGGCGGCATACCACTCGACTCTAGCTGTTGACGGAAGTCTTTTATTTCAGAAGAGCTAAACGGCCTTGCCATTGCAAGATAGTGATTACGTAGCAAGATGAAAGCCGACTGAATAGCATACTGCTTGAACTGCATAATTACGTTAACACCGGGGTACGTAAATACACGACCCTTCATCTGTCGCACATAGTCACCAAGCGTCATACCAGCAATATCACGTGCTTCTTCAATAGCATCATCAAACGCTTCATCAGGCGTGCGCATGACGGGATCGCCATTTGCGTCACGCTCAACTACTCCGCGCAGATCAGTCTTAGGTTCTTTTAAGAACTTCTCATGCGCCAACTCAAACGTAGTGAGCAACGATACCTCACGTACCATACGCTCGGCTTGATGGAATGGGCCCGCTAAGATTTTCTTAATTATATTAGTCGTGCCGGTGTACGTGGACGATGGGCGCTCACCCAAATCATAAATGTCGTTAGTCATGGAGATATTGATATCCCCATCTTCAATAAACTTATCAGCCGCTTTTTGTAGCAGCGGATCAAGTTTGCCGCCTTCTACAATAGAAGGGAACGACGTCTGCATAACGTGACCGGTAACAATAGGCTTGATCGTGCGAGTCGGGACACTTGCCATGTAACGACCAAGATTCTTTAGCATCGACGCATTAGTCTTAGCGTAGCCGTAACGACTACCAATGTAAGGCATAGTCACTGCTGAAGCACCGAGAATGTTAACTAATGCACTAGCAGGAGCAGACAATACAAAGAAGAATACCGAGTTAGTTATGCTACCTACAACTTGCGCGGCTACGCTCTTGTCCTCAATACCAAGCACATTCTTTGTGCGGTTCTCAACCTCTTGCACATAGTCCATATACACCGCTTGCTTGTCAGGGTTGGCAAGTTCACGGATGTAGTTACGCGCATTGTTAAGGTTATTGATGAACGGCTCAGAGTATTTAAACCGAGCTTGCTGGTACGCACTATGCACAGCGGTATGCGCAAACACGCGCAGCATATCTGCGCTAGCACCTTGGATAGCCTTGCGGTTGATAAACATCTTACGCATGCTTTGTTGCGGCAGCATCAGATAAATCAACTGGTTAAGGCTATCGTTAAGTTCAGTCTTCAGTCCGGCTACGTCGGTAGCTGATACGCCATCGATCAAGTCCTGCACATCACGCAGAATTTGTGTCGTTGCGGCATTACGTCCGTACAACTCAGAGATACCATTACCTTTGAATATAGTCCCAGCAAGCTTACGCTGCTGCGCATTACCGTTTTCTAATTCGCGTTTCCGTGCTCTAAAAGCAAGCTCACGGCTTATCGGATTCTCAAACGTATAGAACTCTTTAAAGTTACCAGAGCCAATCTGGAACCAGAAGTTTCCAAAACGACGTAGCGGGAAGTAAGGGGAGGCAAGCTTATCAGGGCCGAATTGCTCATCAATCTTATCAAGCACCTTCTGACGCTGAATAGGATCAGTAATAGCACGTGCCTTTAACTTCATGTCATTGACCATCTCTTTAACAGAGTCGGCGTAGAAGTCACGAACCTTGCGGTAGATAGTCTTGAACTCTGGGTCGAGCGCCTTCCACGCATCAGCTAACGGTTTATTTAAGGCGGCGGCTTGTGCAGTATCAGGGTCGATGCCACGAATAGTAGCCTCAATCATTATGCGGCTCATTAGCTTAGACTGCTCTGGGTTTGCACCTTGAGCCTTAGTCCACTCTTGAACGATGTCTTCAGCAAGCTTTAGTTTCTTACCACGATAGGAAACCATCTCCGAAACGATTCGGATAGAGGCAGTAATTTGCGGAAAGCGAGTGCGTGTTAGTTCAGATAGTTGGCGTAATTGCAGGAAGGGCAAAACAGTAGCCCTAGCTGCGTACCCACTTGCATCCCACAAAGCGTCTTTTAAATCACCAAGTGCTTCGCCGATTGTCATGCGACCCGCAGTGGCTTCGGTAATCCTATCTCGTATTCCTTTTTGTACCGACTCCGCAGTACGCCAAGTGTCAGGGGTACTAATCGGCCCACGTATTCTCTTAGCAAAACGAAGCGGCGTAACTACCGCGCCTGTCGGACGATAAGCAGAGAAGATTTGGTTGATCTCTTTCATTGCCGCGCCAGCTAAATTCTCTAAACCAAAGATGCGGCCAATGAAACGTTGCAGGGAGTTGAGCAGTGTAGTCTTCTCAGTGCGATAGTAGATGCCCGATAACTTCTTCTGGAAGTTAGGGTTAGTCATTACCTCTGCTACAAACTCAAATATGTCTGTAAAGCCGTAGTCTCCGGGGGGCAGTTTAGTTTGAGCGTACTCATACATCTCATACAAGTTGGTAACTGCTTGAAGCTGGCGAGTGGTCAGGTTAGGCACGCCACCACGCAATACATACTCAGTAGCCGCATGCACAATCTCGTGCAACAACACGCGGTTGTTAGAACCAAATGCTTTGCTTGGTGATATAGAGACAGTATCAACAGCAGGCACGTACATGCCCGGGGCTTTCAAACCTTTAATGTTTCGGTTGTATGCGTCAGCTACATCTTTAAACTCAACAATGACTGGGTCTAAGTTGTACTTGCCTTTTTGCAAGGCTTGCAATCCAGCATAAACCTTTTCCAAATTCTCGGAACGGTCATAATTCTTGAAGTACTTGTCATACAAATCAGGGTACTGCCTGCTCAAATACGCAAACAAACGAATCTGTTGCTGGCCGACGGTGACGTTCATCGAGCGGTGCAGTAAGTCCGCAGTCTGCCCAAACGTGATGCTTGTTGGCAAATTTAATTCTGCTAACCGACTAGCAAGTTCTGAGTAAAGCCCCGATGTGTTACGGGCAAGAGCCTTTAACGCACCATTGATATCGTTGTTGTTAATCGCGTTAACAACATCTTGGTTAAGACCTTTTACAGACTCTGGCGAATCGTCTCTACGGAGTCCGACTGTTGAATCAATTTCAGAAGCGGCGCGTATATCGCCATCCCCTCCTCGTCGCCCTCCTGTCGGTACAGTTCCCAATTCGTCCGGGCCGCTACTTCTAATGTTTCCAGCCTGTATTGAGGTGGAACCGTTTCCGTATTTGTCAAGAGACTTTCCAGTGTTCGCCGTTGTTGATCGTCCATATGCTTCCCTCATTGCGGTGAATGTTGACTCGTGGCGACGCAGTATATCAGTGATAGCGTCGTAAAAATATGCCCGTAAACCCTCGTCTGCAAGATACTGACGTACCTTTAACATGTGAGTGTTGTGGGCTTCGCCGTGACTCATAGCTCCGGTGTGCGCTACCTCATGGGTCATTGTCTCCCACATAAATTCAGCCGCGCCAAACAATGTTTTAGCACCGAAGTCGTAGAAGGGGTTTAATAGCACCGCCTTATACGGCACTTTAATATGGACACCGCCGTAGCCCTTGTCGATAGAGATACCGCCAAAGAATAAGTTACCGGCCTTCAATACATCGTACCCGTAGAAGCCGCTATCAGCAAGCGCCTCTTTCATTTCAACCATTAGTGTGCCAAGTTCCGCAAAGAACACCTCGGGGTTGCCGTATTGCTTACCAATTTCTATATAGTTAATGTTGGTGTTGTTATGGAATATTGGCTGACTCGGATTCTGCGCCATCTTTAACATGAAGTCTTTCATGTCAGGTGCTGCTTGTTCTGCCTTAAAGGTACCTTCTTTTTGTTTTTCCGTTTTCTTAGCGCTATCCGCAAGTACTTTTCCGGTATCGACTGATACAACTGTAGTACCCACAACCTTAACTTCTTTAGGCATGGGAGGTAACTCCACACGCTTTGTAGTACCACGGTTGTCAAATGCTTTATGCAGCTTATTGCTTGCGTCGGCAATGTCTTGGCCAACGTCCATGCGAGGCATTGACACAATATTTTTAAAGTTATCTTGCATTTCTTGCGCTTCGTTGCCCCGCGCAATCTGTGCTAAATACACAATCATAGAGTCAATATCTTCATCTAATCTTGCTTTAAAACGTTCACGACTATTCTCAAACGGGTAGTCTGGGTGCTTTGCATCTACGTTAGGTTTGATATTAATAATGATATCAAATGGGATGGCTTCAGTTTGCGATAGAGGGAATGTAGGGCTGTATTTTGATTTACCATTAAACTGATATACCCCACTAGACAAAACCTCGTGCTTTATATTGTACTGATCTTGAATACGTGTCTTACCAAAATAAACATCAGCACTGCCCCAACTAAAGTCAACTTTAAACTTTTGGAAATTATCTTCTTTAAAGTTAATGCCGACTGGAAGTATTTGTGAATCTGTGCCTCTATAGCCAGAAGATTTAACTTCAACCTCTACAGGGCCAATTAGCGGTTTTTTTAGTGGGTCGTAGAAAACGATGTTGCTAGAAAAGAAAATGTCTTTCTTGTCACCAGTCTTTGGGTCTATGTAGTACTCAGGTATCTTTACGGTAACGCTCGTGCCGTGCTCGTTCTTTGGTGCAGGAGACTTATTAATTTTAAAATTGCTATTTGCAATGTCTTTAGCAGTCGTATCAACACGCACGCGTACGCCATTACGTACGGTATCAAGAATCAATCGTTCTGCACCAAGCATGAACCCCATCTTAGCAAGGCCTAAACCACCGCTTCGTTCACTAGGATCAAGATCAGATTTGTCAGAGCCAGCAACAGTAAAGAACGCATCGCGCACAATCTCAGGAGTCATGCCCCTAGCGTTATCAGTAACAGTAATTGTTCGGTCTTTATCGTTGATCTCAATAGTTATCTTGCCAGTCTTGTATAACGATTTGTCTTTTTTGCTAGATACAGCGCCCTTTACAGCATCAAACGCATTTTGTAAAAGTTCTTTAACGGAAACTTCAGCAATACTTGAGGCATACATGTTTGCACCCAGAAGCTGAATGAGACCGCCCATGTCGGCGTTGAGTTTCCCTTGCTCAGAACCAAACTTCTTATCTTGGTCTGCTGATCTGGAGGCTGCTGAAGTAGACGTTGTGTCAGGACGCGCAATAAACGTTAACGATTTCTTTGGTAAGCGTTGATAAGCCTTTGGCGACTTAGCACCATCAGGATGCACGCGAGCATATTCGCCGTCTATGCCAACAACTACACCAGATGTATTGCCAAACTTAACCATGTCACCGACCATAAAGTTGCTAGTGACGGAGTCAACCATGTCAATGATTTTTTTACCAAGCGCATTAATTTCTTCAGAACCAAAGTAAGGCACTGGTTCTGCTGGGGGCGTAGATGTATCTTGTATTGACTTTTCTTGCGCCCTTTCCTCAAGCAATTCGTCAGCACGCTCATCAATAGCAGTGTCTCTAGCGTCATCTAGCAAACTGTTTAAAGTATCTAGAACATCGCTTGCATCTTGCTCTCTATCGCTAAGACCTTCCCGAACATCTTCTACATCATCAAGGACGCCATCACGCTCTAATTTTTTAATAAAGCTTCGTATCTGTGCTTTAGTTTCAATATCACCGTTTTCAATCTTAGCAATTGCTTGCCCAATTGGGCCCTCATCAATTTCAGCCTCCGCTTTATTTCGTATTTCTTCTTCCGCCGCTTCTTCCGCCGCTTCTATTTCAGCTTCCGTTAATGGTGCAGGGGTTGCTTGTGTTGGCTTCTTTGCGGCAGGGGTTTCAAACATGCCTTCTGGCACTTCAACCTCAGTAGAGACGTCGCCCTTTGGTGGTGGGAATAACTCGTCTACAGATGGAGTTGTATCTGCTGGTGTCTCGGCTGTTTTGGCAGGTGGTGTAGATGTTTCAGTAGGCTTTGGAGTTAGACCTTTATCCTTTTCATACTCAGCAGCTTCCTTAGGAGTAAGCAGCCCATACAAGTATAAATTATCGACAATTTTTTCTAAATCTGTGTCTAGTTCTGCTATTGATTTATCTAGCGTCTCAAGTGAAACCGCTTTCTTGCCTTTATATTGTTTAGCAATAGCCATGCCTTGGTTGGTAATACGAACGCCAAGTCCAGCCAGTTGTGAAATTGTTCTGTGCAGAAACTGAATGTCCGGTGTTGCAGTAGACTTTGCGTACGCACGTTTTGTCCAAGTTTCAGCAGTAACGCTAGGATGTCCAGTTGCTTGCAGCTTTTCAGTTAAAAGTTTAATCCCGTCGGTAACGGTTGATACCGCATACTGAGTAAGCCGATATGGATTATTTACATCTTTGCCGCTACTGTATTCTGGTAATTTTTTATAAAACTTGTGCAACGCCGAGTCAGGCGTAAAGTATTTGTCAAGCGGGTCTACATTTGCGGCTGGGGCTGTTTCTTGTCCTTGCGCTTCTGCTTGCTGGGTTTCAGTGGTCGTAGTGCCAACGTCGGCTCCTTTAGTTTCAATCGGTGTTTTCTCTACTGCAGTGGGCTCTGTTCTTTCTCCTGCAACAGCCCCTGTAGCATCCTGTCCAGTAGGAACCACTCCATCTGGCTCAAGGAAACCAAGTCCTCCGGTGGGCTCTCGACGACCGGACTCGTCAGCCATTGGAACGCCTTCTCCACTTGGCTCGGTGATAGTCTGTCCAACATCTTGTTCTCCCTGTTCTTTCTGAACCAGTGCATCTAGCTCAGCAATAACTTGATCTACTGATTTCTTAGGGCCGCCAAGAAATCCTTTTGAGCGTGCTATATATTCTGAAAGGCCTTCGTAACCTCTATCGCGTACGTACTGATCCATACGCTGACGGCGTGCTGGCGGGATTGCTGCTAAAGCTGAACCGGGAACGGCACCAAAAGCTGTTTCGACGGCTTCTCTTCCTAAACCTTCGGTAAGGGATTTCTTTTCATCAATAAGTCGTTGCGTAACGTTGCTAACAAACGACGGTATAACACTCTCAGCTTCTTCACCAAGAAATTCAGCACCTGCACGGCCAAGTGAAGCGCGGGCACCTTGTGTTGCTTTGCCAGCTAAACGAGCTTCTAAACCAGTAGTTCCAGATGCCACACCAATAAGGCCGCCAACAAATTGCGACGGTAGCGCAAACAAAGGCGTAAGCATGTTAACTGCATCACGATGGGACATGCCAGTAGCACGTAAGTCCTGATACGCACTGCTCTTGCTCCAGTCTTCTGGACTCATCTGGCTAAGTTTCTCTGCGGCGCTTTGAGCGGAACCACCTGCGTTAGACAGAGCGTTCATTGCTACCATAGACTTCTGGCCAAGTCCTAAGAGGCTTAATCCAAAAGTTGGTATTAGAGAACCCGCGCCTTGCGCAACTATGTCGGCACCAGCAGGGCTAAACATACTAGTAAACGCGGCTCTAGTTTCAGCAAGCTCGCCTTGATTTGCTAAAACATTTTTAAGCAGCGCTTCACGTTCAGCCTTCTGGCTTTGCAAGTATGGAGACTTTGCTCTTTCACCTGCCTCAGTAGAAGACTTATAAAACCGTGCAAGTGGGTTATCCCCAGCGTTAATGTTTTCAGCTATGCCTTTAGGTATGGCTACAGCACCTTGCAACAAGCCAATTGTTGTATCTAACGCAGCTTGTCCAGTGGTTCTCTCTAATTGTTCCTTTGGCGTAGCTTGCACGTATTGTGTACGACGTGCTGGCTTAGTAGTAGCTTCTGCGTACGCGCGGCGAGATAAACGATCAGCTTCTGCGGGATCAAATTTAGGATCAAACGGCTGGGTGTCAAACACACTACCCGTGTAAACTTTGCGCGGTTGCGCGGCGGCCATAATTTCTTCGGCACCGCTACCCATAGGGGAACCAAAATCGTATTCAGCTTCAGCCGCAGCGGGCTTTGCTGTCGGCGCAGTAAAGGCTGTGCTACTAAGAAACTGTGAACGCGCAACCTCTATGTCACCTTCAGGTACTTGAGGAGCAACAACTTGATCGAAATACTGTTGACGAGCGGCTTCCTTCTCCGCTGTCGGCAACGATTGAAATGCTTTGCTGCCCGCAACTTCAGCCCATTTTTTTGCCATAGTTACCCCTATTTCCAGAGGTTACTATAATCGTTTTTGCCCCCTGACGGTGCTGTATTTTTACTCTTAGCCGCTGCTGGCGCAGGCCCCATATCTCCTGCTGGCATTTGTGCCAACAAATCAGACAACGACGCATTAGGGAACCGACTTTGAATTTCTTCAGCGTAGAGTTCTCTATATCGTTTATTCATGGCTACAGGGTCGTTAGACCTCATGACGGGGTCAGTGTACAACCGTTTACGTGCGTTAGCACTGGAATCTTTAGCCGCACTAACAAAGATTTGAGACTCTTGAGCACCAAGTTTACCGGGGCCAAAGTCTTTAGTAATTCCAATAATTTCTTTTAATGCAGCTAGCTTGTTAGTAAGACCCGCAATTCTTGGGTCGTTGGGGTTTGCAGCTTTTAAGTCAACAATTTGTTTTGCTATTGCGGCGGCGTCGCGATCAACCTGCGGTAGTTTGGTACTTGCGTCACCGGAACCAGCGCCAGCGCCACGTAATGGGCGGTTAGCTTGAACGTTTCTAACAGCAATATCAGCGGCGTAGCGAGCTTTATTAAACTCGTACGAATTAGCATCCAACTCGTATTTACGTGCAAGTTCTGCGGCGGCGGCTGCGCCACGAACATCCCCCATACGCTCTTTACGTTTAGCATCTTTAATTGCAAACTGATATTTAGCGTTAGCAGTTTTTTGAGCTTGGTCAAGCTTCTCAACTTCGTTCATCGCACTACCATATGCTGGCAACGCTTCGCTTGCACCTTCGGCTAGGTTGCGCCCTTTAAGAACTTTTCCGGCGGCAGTGAAAAGCGCACCGGCCTCACCAGTTCGTCTTGCTCTGGCTCTGTCGGCTTCATCTTCTGGGCCACGCGCAAGTTCAGCGGCGTAAATATCTTCGCCACCTTCCTTTTTAATTTGATCCATGTAGTCTCTGATAAACGCTTTACGGTCGAACTCTTTGCGCTCAACCTTACCAAGACTAGCTATGCGTTTATTAGCAAGCCTTTGCGCCGCTGCGTATCCAATTTCAGAACCGTCGGTATCGTCGTATAAGTCAGGATCAACAGCTTCAGACTCTAGAACACGCATTTGTGACGGGCCATCTTCGTTATATACATATCTCGGATCGGTGTCGTCCCTGACTAAACTGTAATTATTTTCTTCAGTAGGTTCCGCAAACGCAACAATACCGCCCTCGGCGTAATCCTCTTCGGGCGAATACATACCAGCTAAACCGCCAGAAGCTGCTTGCATGACAGGCTGTGGCATTGGGGCTCGTTGTTGTGGGGGCATGCCTTGGGGTGGCATTCCTTGAGGTGGCACCCCTTGAGGAGCTTGAGCCATTCTATTTGGTACCATAGCACCCAGACCTTGCGCTGAAGGGGCCGGGGCTAACGCTTGAGCAACCAAAGAAGGGGATGAAGTCGGTTGTTGTGCTTGACCTGACATAGCCATCATGTCGGCTTCTTTAACTAAACGCAGTGCGTTTAACGCTGTGTAAGAGTCTAGACTTTGGTCAGGACTTTGGCCCATTACTGCGGCACGTAGTACATCAGGGTTTTTTCTATACCGTGCGGCATAGACAGACGCCATATCAATTCCCATGATTATTCCTTAGACCAAAGAATTTAACGCAAGTGCGCCAAGGCCGCCACCATTAGACATAGCCACGCCACCATTAGCACCACCCCATAGTTTACTAACACCCGCCGCACCCAGACCCAACGAAGCAATGTTTTGTGCTGTAGAAGGTGGAGTTGTGTATACAGAAGAGCCAGTCTGCGTCAATGGTACACCACGGATAATGTCGGACATAAAGCCAAGCTGTTTATATGGGTAGTTTTGCGCGGCCATATAGTCACCATACTTGGTGTCAATGTCTTTTTGCATTTGCGCTTGTTGCTGTAAGCCGTATTGGTTTTGCAGTGCGTTGATACCCATGTTTTGCTGGTATTGCGTGTTGCCTAAGTTGCCAAGTGCGTTTGCACTAGTCAAAGCTGTTTGTAAGCCTTGAAGACCTAAACCCGCACCAAATTGACCTTGTTGTGCATTTAACTGAGCGGCGTTTTGTGTTGCTGCTTGCTCAGTATTAAATTGGCCCATACCTTGTTGATACGCTTGCTGTAGCCCTTGAGCTTGAATATCGCCCTTTTGACGAGCCAAATTAGCCGCAGCTTGCGCACGCATTAAATAATCACCACTACCACCAAAAGCACCAGAACGCGCCGCTTGAGCGCCTTGTGCTTGCTGAGCAATAGCAGCCTGACGATTAGCATCATTTTGCTGGCGCTCCACTACATTCTGCATGTACGGAGACATGTAGCTCTTGGCCATCTGAGGGCTAGTAAATGATTTAGTTTGGAAAGGGTTGTATGTATAGCTAGTATTAAGCGCACCCAAACCAGCCTGCCCAGCTAAAGCAGTTGCATCTTGCAACTGAGGCGCAGTCTGCATTAACTGTGCGTTGTCATAAGACAGGTTTTGTAGTGGAGAAAACTGTGCTACACGCTCACCCTGATACTGCATGTACGGGTTGTATTCAGTATCAGTCAGTGCTTGCGCTTGCCCTAGCAGGGCTGTTGCATATGGTTCAATCTCCGGCGCAAAACCTTGTTGGTTTAGCGTGGTTTGATATAGAGTTTGGTCAGCCATGTCTTTTCCTTATGCGGGAAGATATTTATCAGCGCGGCTATTCTTAGCCACTTTGCCTTTACCGATTGAATTTTTACGGGCAGCTTGAACTCTGTCCATCATTGCGTATAACTTACGTGCTCCAGCTTCGGTTGAGCCATTACCTAACTCAGACACAATGCGTGCGGGCACTACAAACTCACCATCAGCTAAACGCGCTGGACGTCTGTTGCCAATCGTTGCAGGGATAGAATCGGACACACCATCACCGGGACCGCGCAAAAGCCTGCCGCCGTCAGAGTAACCACCAAGGTCAAACTGACCACCGCCAGCCATGCCACCATTAGCCATAGTCAAAGCGGCTAAACCGCCAGCAGCACTTTTTTGAATTTCTGAGGCATACCATTTTTTGCCAGCGTAATCCCATAACCACTCATTACCGGGCCCGGGATCAGTTGTTGGTTTCTTATCTTGATTTGTTAAATCCGGAGTCCCTGTAGCAGCATCCCCCGTAGCCTTTGTATCCGCCGCCGCTTTGTCTGCAGCTTTCTTTTCTCCAGCAAGTACGTAAGACGGTTTTACGTAGTCGGGATTAAGCTCGTATTTACCGTCTTTAAATAAATATTTCTTGTTTTTGTTCTTATCTTGTGCTGGGAACCGGCCAACAGACTCCCAATATGGTTTTTGAATTTCACCAGTGGGTGTGTATGGGGTGGTCGAGTATGGAGTTTTACCTCTTAAGTAGTCGTAAGCTTGCTTGGATCCACCAGTCAGTTTGTCTTCATACTTTTCTTTAAATTGCGCAGCGGTGTATGTTGGAGATACGTAACCCAAACTGCCGCCGCCTGCGGTATACGCATCGCGTACCGTACTCATTCCTAAACTTAAATCAGGACGGGTTGTAACTGTGCCGTTAGGGTTGATTGTAGTTATACCCGCGCCACTTATACCAACTGGCAGCGCTGTTCTGTCTGCTGTAGAGATACTAGTGGGGGTTGTAACGGTTGTGGTTGTATTTTGTGTGGAGTCAATTATTTTATCGTTGCCTGTACCACCTTTAAGCGTGTCGTTGCCTGTACCACCTGTAATCGTGTCATTACCTGTACCACCTGTAATCGTGTCATTACCTGTACCACCTGTAATCGTGTCTTTGGTTACAACTTTTTCGGCAGCTTTAACCGCGTTGTAACGATCATTTATGTCTTTAATAGACAAACCCGTAGCCCTTGCCATATCTAAAGCAGTGTACTTGTTGTCGTCCATAAACTTGACCCACTGTTTGTCGTAGCCAAGTTTAGGGTCTGCAGTTACGCCTTTTAGTTGGTCGCCTACTGCATATATGCCTTTATCTATCTGATACCCACGTTGAATATCCGCCAACGACCAACCTTTGTAGTTAGGGTCATTTGCTATGGCTGCTTTGTAATATTCGTTAGGATCTATACCCTGTGCAATTAAATTGTTGTAAATACCAAGAGTACCGGTGCCTTTTGTAAGGATATCTTTTTCGTCAACAGGGCCTTTGTAGCCTGAAGTCAAACTTGCGATGTAACGATTGACTCCGGCAGGGTCGGCATTAAATTGCTTAATCGCGTCTTGAATATTGACGTCTTTGTTCTTTGGGTCAGAAAAGAATGCAGCCAATTGTGCGTCTGTGTATTTAACCGGTGTAAGGGCATCTTTTGCCCATTTCTCTGCGTTTTGCTTATTCCACATGTCTGTGTTTTGCTTATTCCACATGTCTGTGTTTTGCTTATTCCACATGTCTGTGTTAGCTTTATTTGCGGCGGCGTCTCGCAAAGCGGCTTGCTCAGCCCAGTAAGCTTTAGCAACAGTGTCAACTACAGGGGTATTAACTACAGAAGTATCAACTACAGGAGTATTAACGGGGGTAGAAACATCTGGCGCAAATTGTTGCGCAAAGTAATCAACAGGGGTAGTAGCAGCAGGGGTAGTAGCAGCAGGAGTGCTATAGTTAAACGAACCATCTTCGGCAACAGTGTAATTTGGGTTGTACAAATTAATACCCAAACCAGCTAACCCAGAGGCATCAAAACCTTGATATGTAGAAGCTACATCCGCAGCGGTAATTTTGTTTTCTTGGGCAAGCTCATTAACTCTGCCATAGTCACCTGCAGCGTAAGCTCTGTCAATTTCATCTTTTACTTCACCGCCAATTTCATAATGGGCAATGCTACCAAGACCGCCTTTAGCCATACGCACAACAGGCTCACTACGCTGGGCAAAATCATACATGCCACCTTGCGCCATGCCGTCGTTGGTTCTTCTAGAAACATCGTCGCCGTCACCATAGCTTGCCATACCGCCAGCGGCTAACCCCATCAAACCACCACCTGCTGCCTGCTTTACTTGGGCTTCGTACGGAGTTCCAGCAGTGTATGTGCCGCCATAAGGGTCGTAAGAATAGGGGCGAATCATGCCGGGTTTAGTAACCGTTTGGGGCATGTTGTTTTTAACGTTTGCCTCGGCAAGAATAGCTGGGCCAAACGCCATAGCTGCGGGCATAGCTAAAGACCTAGCCATACCCGTTGGGTTATTCTTAAACGCATCAAACCCAGATGAAAGTTTTTCATACGGCGTAGCTGCGGCCATCCGGTCTGTAACTTGCTGTTGCAATAAAGCATCCTTTGCGCTATCTCCGCCAAATTCAGCTAATAACTCGGGGCTCATTGTTAACCCTTTAGCAGCTTCAGCGGCACCAATAGTAGAAGCCCCCGCTTCTGTAAGACCAGCAGTTAAGTTAGCTCCGCCGTACGCACCAAGACCAGCTTGGATGCCCTTACCTAAGTCGCCTGTACGTACTGTTTGAATACCACCCACAATAGCTGCGGCAACATTAGGTGGCACACCACCAAAGAAAGTTAATCCAGCGCCAATAATAGTTGGCAGAAGTTTCTCTAAAAAGTTAGCTTCGGGTAAACCCGTATCAGGATTAATAGTAAGCGTGCCGCCATGATGCTCAGCCAGCGCTTGTAGTCCCTGCACTTCACGTGGGGACATGTGGATAAGCATCGAGTCGGGCCCTCTGCCCTTGGATGCCATGTGGTCGGCTAGTACAGCAAGGCTCATAGTTGCCTCTCAAAATGGGGGTTGGTCGATAATATCATGGTGGGAGCGCAGACACAAATGAAAGTGTGGCTACAACAGAAGCAGTTGAAGGTTTAGTTGGCGTGCCCGAAGCCGCGTATGTTGGGATGGTTACATCTACATCAGTTGTTGACCAATAAATTTGAACGTAGTCGCCTGCATTCATGGACAAAAAATAGTTCCAGCCTTTGATGTCGTGGGAAGGATCGCCGGGATTTTTACGGGCAAGTAAGCCTACCACTCCAGTTGAGCCAACAATATCAATTCCGTTTTGGCGTAACCAAATATAAACATCTTGCGGTGCGTTATCCAAGTTTTGTATTTGAGCACTGAACTGCAAGTTGTAAACGCCAGCGTTTGCCACCGTTATCTTTGAACTTGTTTCAAGCGATACTGCATTAGAAAAGTCTGTATTGGACAACGTTAGCAGCGTTGCGGTGTTGGCGGCTGTAGACTGGCTCGTATAGCTTGAGAACGCGCCGTATGGAAACGCCAAATACCTACCGCCGATATTACCTGTAAGCTCTGTGAGCGCGTTTTGTAACTGGTTAAAGTACAGTCGCAAAACGTTTGTAAACTGATCCTGATACCGGCGTTCGTACGTATCCGTACCCAACGGCAAGTTAGGTGATGCGGGGTTAATGATCCTGTTTTGTGTTGCCATCAACGTCTACCGTCAGGTCTGATGTCAATACGCGGAGCACCCAGTTGCCAGCAGGTATTGATCTGGTTTGAGGCAATCTTAAAAATCATCTGACGCCCACGCAAACGTGTAAATATCATGCCCGTGAATTCTTCAGTAATATTGTATGCAGACGATTTACGCACTGGCTGTGAGGCATCGCTTGTAACCCCCGAACCAGAGTTGGCTAAACCATAAAGCTCCATGGTCACAGTAGGCTGTGCACCTGTTGGAGAAGTTGTAGCGTTCTGAAAAGTCAGATCAGGAAGGACGCGCCACACAAAACCAAAATTGTGTCCGTCGCCAATGTCAAACTCTGAGGAAGAAATGTAGGCATCAATGGCTGTAGTTGTAGCGGTTTCATTGTTATTCAGCCCGTTCTCGTGATACACCAAGTTATTGCTATACGTAGCCGCCAAAGGAAAGTCAATTAAACCCGAGTCAAGCCAAGCTGTTCGTCCCAGATTTGTTCCGTAGTACCAGATTTTTTCTAAGTAGTTGTAAATTACGTAGCGGTCAATAGTGTTGCTGTTTTCTGAGCAGTAAAACCACCAGACCTCGTTAAAACCTTCGTTAGTACCCGCAACTACCTGTGCAGCTTGGGCTTGGTTGAAGTCTTGGAACACATGGCGACGCAAATCGCAGTTGACCGTTTGCACACGGCCATCATAGGAGTAGAACTTGTCCACACCCATCCAGTACACAATACCAGAAGCAATTACAGCGGCGTTAGGGCCTTGAATTGAAACGTTGTCGCCAAGCAACTGCGGTGCCCAGACGTATGGGGGGCCAAGGTATTGCAGCGAATACACAGATGAGTCAGTAAATACGGTAATCTCTTGGCGGGTCTGTACTGTAGCCACAATTTCAGAACCGTGAGATAGTCGGGTAAACCCTGCTTGATTGGTGGGGTCTGGCGTCCAGTTGTAAATATCGTCTTGCGCTGACCAGCGGATCAACATGGGGTCAAGCACTGCGCTTCCGTAGTCGTTGCAGCCAAACACCAAAATAAATCTAGACGAGTCTGATACCACAATGCTGTTCTGGACAGTCGGCACGTCAACAATTGTAGACACTGTGCCCGTGCCCGAGGAAGAAGTGTTAACTTCCGCACCAGCGCCATCAAGTAAGTTAAACGTAAGTCCGTTAACTTGAAACACATAGTACGTAGTACCCGCAACTACGCCCGTAGGCAAAGAACCACCCGAGAATTTAAGCGCTGCGCCCTCGGTGTAAAGTATGGTGGAGGTCACCACAGTAGGAGAGGCGTTAGTAAACGTAACTGTGCCGCCCAAAGAACTAAGCAAAACGCCACGAGTGGATACACCGCTGTTAGCTGTCCAGTAATACAAGCCGCCACCACGAGGGCCAAAGACCAAATCTTCGCCGTAATTAATTTGACTCCAAAGCTGTAAGCTCGTAGTAGACGTTGTACCTACGCCCCAAGCACCAGCGCCCCAAGCACCAGCGCCCCAACCCGTCAAAGGCACAGCGTACGCAGGGCCAGCGTTAAGTTGATAAGCCGCAGAAACCGCAGAGCCACCCGTTGCCCCCGCCGCAACTACAGATGGCGTTGTAATTGTGTACGAGTTAGCGTTGACTACCGAGAGTTGAAATTCCGCATTTAGAGTTGATGCGTATGTACCTGTAACCCCCGAGAACGTAACAAAGGAGCCCGTAGTAGCACCGTGTGCTGTCGCCGTTACCGTGACTGTGGTTGTACCGTCACCCGTAAAAGGGTTTGTGCCTAGCGTAGTGGTTACGCGGATAGGTGTAATGTCGTTGTACACACCACCGTTTTGGATGTAGAACTTTGTGTTTGTGCCAACACCCACTAGGTTTAGGTTGCCCAGCGTTGTCCAATTCCAAAGCGAACGGCAAGTGCCGTTGTATGTGTTAGCAGAAATGCGTGTCCAACCACCAAGAATTTCTGGGTTGCCTTGACGAAAACGGATTTTGTCGCAGTCGTACCAGCCACCCTCGGTGGTGTAGCGAGTATTTTCTTTATTTACGCCCGGCTTGAACAGAATCTTTTGTAATGGCATTTTTAGTCCAGCAGTGCGCACTCAGCAGTGCGTCGTTTAAGCAAGCCCGGCAACACCTTGCCGCCGCCTTTAGTCCAGAGCATCAGTTGTTCCTTTGCCCCTTCCCAATCATTGGCGTTGATTTTCCTCTTTAACGTGCTTGTTTGCAAGCGTCCAGTACCCAAGTTATAGCAGAAATCCACGATGGCGTTGCACTTGCGAACGTCCGTAATCAGGCCGGGGCAGTTACGCAGAACGCCGGGTAAGTACGTATGCTCAAGCTCAATCATCAAAAGCGCCCTAGCCGTGGGTTCATCCATCGGAGCGTCTTCTAAAGTTACCTTGCGTTTATCTGCGTAGTAGGTAGAGCCATAGCCAATCGTAGCCACGCCTGCCGGACATAAATACGGCTTGGCGCGGTAGCCCTCAAACTGACGGCACAGACTGGCGGCTAACTCTAGGTTCATTCTTGTTCAAGATGCTCTTGTTCGGCTTCTCTTGCCTCGTCTTCAAGAATCTCTTCAAACCCACAGGTGCATGGGCCGTCTTCGTGAACTAAACAATTGTTTGCGTGTGCCATTTAAATACCCCTTTGCTTTAAAGTACGATCAAGAAACCAATAGTTAATTGTCCCAGACAACAAAGCTGAAAAGTCAGGTGTCATCATGGTCTTGAACACTTCTACGGCTGGCGCACCAGCAAGCCATGCGTTCCATGCAAACCATACGTGGATGAACGACCAAACAAAAAGCACCCAATATGTGACTACAGGACGCACGGATGCAGACAAAGAAGCAACCCAGCCGCCTGCGGCTTTGACCATCTCGGCTTGTTGGACAATAGCATTGTTAAACGCATCCATGACACCTACATCAACAGCCGCCTCGCGTTGTGCGCCTATCTCAGCTAACTTTTGCTGACCACGCTGCGCTTCCAAATCGCATTGGTGTTTAAACATAGCAAGCTCGTGTAAACGCTCATTCTTCTTGTCAAAGAACTTCAGCACTTCGGGGGCCATACGGAACAGGCCGCCGAACACAGACCCAAGAATACCGCCACTTAATATGTCAACCATGATTAATCCTTACAAGTTTTTGATTTGTCGTCATTTTGCATGAGTTTGATACCAGACAGGAACCCAATCATGCCGCCGATAAGAGTAGAAAAAGCGGGTGAAATCATCTTGAAAATTTCTGCGTTGTCCACTTCCTTGGCCCAAAGGCCAAGCATAAAGCTGATTACCATAGCCAAAACAGAGATGCACAGGGTGAAGCTGACCATCAGCGTGACCCACAGGGTCAGCTTGTCTTTGGTGTCCATTGACACTTTCCTCACTGGTCTGGGTATTGGCTTTCTGGTCATACATAAATATCCAGCTTACGGTTGGTAAAAATCTCCATACGGAGCCGTTCTTGAACAACCTTCTTGCAGTAAATTTCAAACCCTATGTCTTGCAATGCAGTCTGCTTTTGCTTGGCTACCTCAAGGGTTTTGTTAACCTCATGCTGTTTCTCTAGTTTGGCTTGGGCAAGGTCATGCTTGTCTGGATACCCAGACGCTTGAACGGTTGGAAATAATCTGATGGTTTCTATCATTTCTTCTCCCTCTCAAGTGCATCCTTGTATCCATGAACAACTTTAGCCCGCAGCCATGTGGAGTCTGCCGCACCCGCCCACTCTGCCAGATTGTTCCAGATCACCATGTATTCGGTTGACTTGCAGTAGGGCGCATTTTTGTCTAGCCACGCCATCATTTCTCTGTGCCGTATGGTCGGGTCGTGGACTGTGTAAGCAATCCCATAGAACTCGCGCACATGGCATCCGCTCTTGGCTACGGCTCCAACTAGCCCCAACACTAACAGTAACAGAACGAGCCAACGCATTTATCACACCACACTCCATGCAATCATATACGTGCCAAAGATGACGAAGGCCACTATACAGGCCGCCGCAATGAATGCTTCAGCCCAGTCCCACATGATTAGGCAGGCTCAACCCAGTTAGGGTCTTTAGGCCAAGTGATTGTCCAAGGGAAACCAGACTGTGCAGTGATGTCACGCAGTGCTTGGCGGTATGTAGCCCATGCAGTTTTATCTGCGGTGCTGTCGGCAATCTGTGTCCAGTCGCAGTCCTTAAGCTTCTCTGTACGTGAGGTGCGTACAGACTTGGCCTGCTCTGCGTCCTTCATTGCCTTGTAAGCAGTTTCCTGCTCGGCGGCTGTTTGGGCAGGTTGGTCACCTTCGGCGGCGCGGTCAGTGAACACTGGGCCGAGGATGTACTGTGTGTACCACTTGCCTTCAATCTCTTGTACGCCTGAGCGCATGGAGTATTGATAGACTGTGCCGCCTGTAGCTTGTGGGCCTTCAAGAACAATGTCGCCGCCCCACTCGTTGATGACTTCTTCAGTCAAAAGCATAGGCAGGCCCAAGCCGGTGTGCAGTCTGCGGAACTCGTCCTCGTACATGACTGCGGCTGTGTTTCTTACACGAATTTGCATGATGTGCTCCTTTTAAGCAATAGAGAGAAAGAT